TCCTTGTTGAACGTCTTGGTCGGGATCATGCCCTCTGCCATCTGCCTCAGCACCTCGCGCTTTCTCGACAGGTCCATCACAGACCTCAAGGCTACTTCCTCTCGCACCTCTGCAATTCTGGCTTCGACCTCCGGGTCTCGCGACAGCTTGTATGCTGACTGATGCGGGTAGCTGTTGTTTGGGTACAGGATCTTGTACGCTTCCGCGGGGCTCTTACCGCCGGCGATCAGGATGCAAAATTTTTCGTAGCGCGGATTTGAAAGAACAGGCATGAATGAGGGGCAGCTTTATAGGTTCGACTTAGATTTGTGAGACAAATAGTCGCAAAGGAGACACAATGTCAAATATAAATCTGTTACGGAGACTTTTTACGCAAATAGAGTAATTGTTCCACAAAAGTTCTATGACACACAGAGCCCTTGCACGCTGAAGGCAATCCCTGTACAACACACAACGTCAACCCCGTCTCCGCGGTGCACGTTGATTGTTCTCTGCAAAGCCCTCGGCCAGCATCCTGATGCGCTGGTCGGGGGTTTTGTGTTTATTACCTACGAGGCGTAACCGTCAATTATTACGCCAGAATAGTAAACGATCGAGCACTACCCAAAAAAGTTCACGAGCGCAGACATATCCGGGATTAAGGGAGTGCGAACCTTACAAAACCTCTGCACTTGCATACAAGTGTTTAGGATTTTGGCAATAGATGAATCCACGCTTCATTAACTCGCGCATAAATAATCACCCATGAGGGGAATCCCAGTGCAAACTCTAATCTCGACCCCCAACCCCAAACCCGTTACAATTCACCCCGTAGCCGGTACCTTCCGACCCCAAACCACAGACAAGGTCACCCCACGCTGCTCTCAACCCCCGCGCTTCCCAAAGAGGCCGGGGGTTAACGATTTTCAGACCCAAAACCCCTCCGTTACATGGACTTTTGAGGGTACTTCACTCTTTTTCCTATTTGCCATTGAGCACTACAGAGAAAAGTATAAGATTACGAATACAATTGATAAAAATAAAAAGTTCTAAATATAAGGAAATATAGGGTTCTATTTGTTGTATGTCGGAAAATATCGTGAATATCGCCCAGTTTGAATACTTTTCCGAAAATCGTCATTTCTATTCGTAATTCCGAACTTTCTTCTTGACTGCTCAATGGCAAATAGAAAAAAGTGTAGAAATCTGACATCACCCTATTCGTTTTTTTACACTTTTTGACCCACCACATCACCGCACCAAACCCAAAACCATAAAACCATGAAAACGCCACCGACCCTGCCCATCGCCCTCACCGAAGTCTGGCTTCCGAGCCTCCGCGGCAACCTCAAACCCAGTTTGATCATCCGCTCCAAGGACGCGCTCATCGCCAAGCTACCCCTCGCCCCCAACCCCTCACCCGCGACCATTCGCCAGCTGACCGCTGCCCTAGAGACATTTCACCCAGCCTCTGCCGGCTGCAGGGAGCTCAGCCATCGGGAGCTCTACCATAACCCGGTGAACAACTCAGCCCTCTTGGTCTTCTGGATACCCGAGGGTTCCACAGATGTTCCACACTACGCTGCCAAAATCGGAAAACTCGGCATCCGCACCCGTAGACTCAGACAGCTCGACTCCCCACAGATCTCGGGCAACTACAACCAGCTCTCAATCGAGCAGCCTGAGGAGGCGACTCCTGAGGAGCTGATCAAGCGCAAGGGAAAGCGCCTGCAGCTGCGGAATGCGAGGCAGGCGGTGGCTCACATACTCCCGGGGCTCGTCAAGATTGTCGTTAACTACACGACTGGCACGATTAAGACGAGCTTCGAGGGCTGCTCGATCCACAAAATCCTCAAGCACCGCGAGCTGTATGCCTCGACCCTGACCAAGTTCGGCTTCCCCGTCACCGGCGCCGATACCGACTTCAAGATGGGCACGTGGCGCGTGAAGGACGAGGGGCCGAAGAAGAAGCACTACCACGTCCTGACCCTGAACACTCCGCGGAACCCGGAAGCAAAGCCGAGCAGCCTGCGCGTTGACTTTACGCCGACGTGGGCGCGGAAAATCCAGCCCAAGACCGAAGAAGAGATTGACAAGGAGATCTCAGAGATATTCATTAACCGCGAATCGCTCATCAAGCGGCTCAGAATAAAGACAACAACCCGTAAATAAATGACAATCGAGAAAACCAACGAGCTAGCAAGGCTCCGTGAGCTTCTGAACCGAGCGATTGAGATTTGCGAGCATCGTGATTGCACCAGTAGCGTCTCGGAATTACGAGACGAGATCCAGAAGCTAAAGGAGGCAACCCCACTCGCCAATCAGTAACAATCTTGTTAATTCCCAACACATGACAACGAGCAACGACAACGAGATCCAGAAGCTAAAACAAACCAACAACCAACCCACACCATGAAAAAGAAAGCAACCAAGCCCGGCCTCTATGCCAACATCAACGCTAAACGCGAGCGTATCAAGCATGGATCGGGAGAGCACATGCGTAAGCCCGGTAGCAAGGGAGCACCAACGGCTAAGGCATTCAAGGACAGCCTGAAGACCGCAAAGAAACCAACCAAAAAGCCCGCCAAGAATACGAAGCCCCTTGGTAAGCTCAAGCCCCTCAAATAATGGAAAAGAAATTCGTCAAAACCGTAAAGAACCCCGATACCGGCAAGACCAACACGGTCCGCTACGGCCAGAAGGGATCGAGCATCAAGCCCGGCACGGCCAAAGGCGACAGCTACTGCGCCCGAAGCCAAGGCCAGATGAAGGATCATCCGGCAGCAGCCAAGGATCCAAACTCACCTCTGCGCCTCAGCCGCAAGAAATGGGCTTGTATCGGAGGTCGCTCCGCACGCAAATGAAACATCTCGAGATTGCCATCATCAGCCTGTCGCTTGGCTTGTCCATCGCCACGCTCATGCGTGTGCTGTTCTTCCGCGACAAGTGAGCGCCAAACCATTCATGGATGAAGACGACGAGGACGTATGAAGCCTAACCCACGCCCACAGCCTTGGTGGGTAGATGACTACGATTACCTGTGAATCTCCTCGACAAGCTGAAAGGCTTCGCTGAAAGCGCTCATACGTGGATCTTGGCCGGCATGCCCATTGTTGACCAAGCCACGTATGACCGCCGGATGTACATCTGCAGCAATTGTCCTGACCTGCAGAATGGAAGCTGCAAACACTGCGGTTGCAAGATGGCTGTGAAGTGCTGGCTTGCCACCGAGCCATGTGCAAGACCTGACAAACCCCTGTGGGACGCTGAGCAATGAAAATAGCCGTTGTGACAGGGTCCACCGCGGAGTTTCGCTCGGTGTTGGATGCTACAATGCCCAGCAAGCGTGCCTACGCAGCGAAGCATGGCTACGACTTTATCGACATCACCTTCACTTCGGTCCACCACCTTGGCTTTGCTAGGTTGGAACGTGCCTTCGACGTGAGTCACGGCTACGACATGACCTTTTGGATTGACGGCGACTCGGTCATCACAAACCAAGACGTGAGGATTGAGGATGTGGCCGGCGAGACTTCTTTTACTGCAAGTCTTGATTGGTCGCCCGAGGGACCGGAAGGGTATTTTTCTACTGGAAACTTTATCATCCGTCCGGATTACTCGTACCTTGAGATGGTTTATTACGACGAGAAAGAAGCTTTCCTTGATCACCCGTGTCAGGAGCAGCAGACGATGAACGAAGTAAAAAAGAAATGGCCGAGCCTTTTCACGATTCACCCGCAGAACATTTTGAATGCTGTACCGCTGCAGTGTGAGTGCTGGAGCGAAGCAAAGCCGATAGTGATTCCGTGGAAGCCCGGAGACTTCCTTGCCCACCTCACGGCCACAAATAACGAGCGTAGGATAGAAATCATAAAAGAGCTTACGGCGTAAGACAAATTGCCCGCGGAGCTAGTGTTTATGCGACTAAAAAATAATTAAAAAAAGTTGTTGATCTCCCAAGCAACTTGGCACATCATGTCTCCAGACAGTCGAAACCACACCCACACATATAACCCATAAATACAATGAGCAACAACATCATCAACGGCGCAAAGATCCTCAAGAAAGGCGTGCGCGACATTGCTACCGGAGCCTACACTCCATGCTGGTACAACTTCGGCAGCCGCATCCGCCCCGACGGCAGCACCTACGAAGCAGTCACCATCTACGCCCGTGACTACAAGCCCCTGCCCGCCGGCCTCCAACCCATCAACGACAGCGACAGCCGCACCGATTACTTCGAGCAAGACCGCGCTGTGTTCCTCAAGGATACTCCCGAGTATAACATCATTCAATCAATCGCAGCCTAACCCACAACCCATACACACATGAACACCAAAACCATCCAAAACCTAACCATCGCCGCAATCATCTTCAGCATCGGCGCCATCGACAGCATCGCAACCAGCCTATACTGGCAGCATGTCGCAATCACCCACCACGCCGCTCACTTCGAGGTGAACAGCTGGGGCATCACCAGCTACCACTGGAACGACGAGTACGCACAGACCCCTCTGCAGCCGGTCGCTGACCCCGTCAAAGATTCCCTCATCCCACCACCAATCAAAGATGAGCACCACAAATAAACCCAAGTCACTATTACCCGACGGCAGCGTCAACCCGGAATACACCCGCTGGTACAACAGCACAGAAGCCGGCAAAGCCGCTAGACGCCGATACAATCAATCAGAAAAAGCAAAAGCCGCCCGCAAACGTTACAATTCCAAAGTAAAATTTGATGGCGACCGATACGCTGACCGCATCATCTACGAATTAAAAGCAATCAACGCACAACTATACTAAACCATGAGCCGCTCCGTATTAACACACCGTAACGCAATCGCAACCGTCTACCTGTACGCACCCGAGTACCTCGAAGATGAGTACGATTACTCGCTTGAGAAACAAATCTGGCTTGAGTTCATCGACGACATCCGCAACGTCCTGACAGGCGTGGCCGGCGTTGACTCAAGGCTGCTCGTCAACGGCAAACCCTTTACCGGGTTCGACGGGTACGAGTGGGCAGATGATCCTCGCCACAACGAGGTTACCGTGATTCTTCTTGGCGAGCTCACCGAGATAAGCATCAGCGAGTACGCCGGCATTGCTGCCGTCTGCCTCGCGCCTATTGACCCTGAGGATCCAACCCATCGCCACGCATGCGAGCACGCAGCGCCATACTTCAATGAGCTCCTGCGTCAAGCATTTCCTGACTCGTTTCTTCGCAAGGTCGGAACCTTCAGCAACGGAGAGTCAGTATACGAACGCATACAAGCCGCTTGACACATTCCCAAGTACCTACGTAACCTACCAACCTATGAATACATCAATCAAATCCATCCTATTCAATTCACTCGAGCCACTCCTCTACGTCTGCTTGAGGCAGGCGGACCGGCACGGCCTCAGTGAGATCCGTATCAGCACAGCCCGCGTCCGCGAAATCCACCGTGAGATCGTGATCGCCCGCAAGTCACTGGAGAAGCCTACGCCCAAGGTTCCTTCATTCCATAGCCGCCTCGACGCCATCCACAACATCCAATAACCATGAGCAACAATAAACACATTGGAATCCCATTCCACAACGTCCGTAGCTGGTACTTCAAACGTACCTTCCACGGCCCGGACCACTGGGACGTTATCTGCGAGTGCATCCGGACACTCATCAATCGTGAGCTCGAATACTTTGAGCCCGCGGACTACTGGTTCGAGATCAGCAACGATCAGGTGGCAAACGTCATCAGCGTCGTGCGTACCTCGAAGGTGCCCTCGCTCGAGCTCAGCCTCAACCGCAAGGACGATCTGTTCTGCCTCAGTCTGAGCGTTGCAGACTTCTACAGCGCCGAGCAGCACGAGCTGGCAGACCACGCAGCCGACCACCTTGACCCCTACGTCCGCGAGATCCTCGAGGATGTCTACAGCAATCCCTTTTAACCCCAACACACATGAAAAAGAAAACCACATCAAAAGCCAAGAAACCTACTGACCTCAAGCCAAAGCCACCGATCAAGAAACCGGTAAAGCAGAAGCTTAACCAGAAAGACCCGACCGCCAAAGAGCTCGCCCTGAGCGCCATTGACGGCCTGCGTAAGGTTGCAATCCCTACGCTGTCTGCCAAATTAACAGCAAAGCTTCAGGGCCTAAACAACGTCATCTTGCCAATCGAGCTTGTTGACCACCTGCTTGACATTCTTGCAGCCGCGGAGAACGACATCATCCGGATCTACGGCCTCGAAGAATACTTCATCGAAGAATAACCTATAACGTTACGCGTTATGACATATAAATACAAAATCGAAACCAAACGCCTGTTTCGCGGGCATCCGGTATCGACCCACAAGCCAGTGGAGATCGAGATCGGTGAGCATACACACTTGCGTACGATCATCAGCAGCGCCAAGAAAGCGCTGGGCTGGGACAACGTCAAGACGACAAGCAAAGATCTCGGAAACGTGATCCTGCTCAAACCACAAGGTAACCCCAACCTTCAACTATCAATCACCTTTTGTAATTAACCACTTTGTTCTCGGCCCGTGACCTCGAGTGAGGTCAGCCCTGTGTCGGTTATGACGACTGGGGAAAAGCACAGGGCAAGCGGGTCGAGGACACTTAATAAATATATGAACGCACAAGAATACTGGAACAAAGAAGGAGCTCGACTCCTACTTGATTACGACAATCACATTCCCTCAATTGAGGAACGAGTCAAAACCGCATACAATGCCGGCGCTACCAACGCTTACGAAAAGCTATTGCAGCTTGAACGTGAGATGGAGCGTACCCGCCGGGACAATTTTTTCCGCAACCACCTGAACCAAACAACATGAAACACGACCTACTCGACCTGATTGATTATCACGAAAGACAAGCAAGGCTTACCAAGAATTGGTCTATCGTCAATGATGGCGATGTCACCAAGGACAAGCATTTCTTCCACACGCGCTCAGTTGAACTTCTAACCAAGCTCAAAGAAGAGCTCTACGGAAAATGATCGGCTACGACGACCGCACATTCTGCACCGGAGACGGCTGCAAGCGCTTTGCAGTGGACTGCCAGCGCTCACTGACCAAGGAAATTAGAGATCAGGCAGAGCGCTGGTGGGGAGGAAAAGATGTACCCATCACACAGTTCGCAAACCCCCGGGAGCTTGAGTGCTACGTTCCCAACGAGAACACTCAGTGAGCACGATCGAAGCCATAGGACACGCAGCGTCCTTATTCCTTGTGATAGGATTTTGCTTGTTCCTGTGGCAGATCGCCAAAGGTATGAGAAAGATGCGTAAGCGGGCACGCAAGGCCGGCAAGCGTCAACGTAAAGCTTACAATAAATGAGTGATGAACCAAACTTTACCCCTGAACCGAACGCTGTCTGGGTCGTCTGTGATTTACCAATTGACATAGAAATACAGGAGGGAAAAGTGCCAAAGAATGACGAAGAGCTATATGAGTTTGCAGAAGCTTTTAATGAATATGCAATTTCTAAAGGGGCAACTTATGCAAAGTTTATTTTATTCGGGAAAGAAGGCGTGCCTTCAATCGAACTAGAATATGAATTTCCGAAAAATAATTCTTGACGCCCAAGGCGCTTGGGATTATTTCTCAACCCGTCCATAAAGGACATACATACAACAACCAACCCAACACCCACTACCATGAAAGACCTACACGGAATTGTAATCGGAAACTACACCACCAAGAAACTTGCCACCAAGGCTGCGTCCAAGACACCTCAACAGGTGATCCAAGAGCGCATCAACGCAACCCGCGGAGTCTCCAAATGAACCGCACCAGCGCTGCTTCCAAGGAGTACATCCAGACCGTTGCCCACCTCAAGGGTGGCGGCAAACAAATCAACCAGAACTATCAGGACAACCAGCCCAAGGTGAAAGCTTCTGAGGCCGGCAAAAATGAGCAAGTCCAGAAGTGCTGCGATCACAAGAAACCCACCAAGAAAGCTTTGGCACCAGAAAAAGATTGTCAGTAATGGGTGAAGCGGGGGTCGGGAGCTCATGCTCGGCCCCCGCACATTCGTCATAAATACATAATGAACGCACAAAATTATTACGGAGATCGGCCACTTGTCTGGTGGCCTTTGTTCTTGGCCAAGCTTTTCCCGGACAATTCATATTTTATTGATAAAGCTCCAAAATTTTACAGCACGGTAAAACCTAGTGCACCTTTTTCTAAAACATCTAAACGCCATGCCCACAAATAAAACCATCAAAGACCACCCTGCTTTCCCCGTAACCCCTCACCCCGGGGACCAGATCAACAAAGCCGTGCGCGGTAACTCAGGCATGTCCATGCTTGATTTCTTTGCCGGTGTCGCAACCGTAGGTCTTTCGCAATCCGAGATGCCTCCGCATCAAGTTGCCGAGGAAGCGTACGACATCGCCGAACACCTCATGCAGGAACGCTTGGAGCGCTACGCCAATAAATGAAAACCGTTTCGGAACAGCCTAAGCCAAAATTTAAGCTCGTCTCGAAAACACCTAAGACCACCAACGTCATGTACGTATACGGAATTGACCCCGGAAAGTCTGGAGCGATCGTTCTGATCGACAGCAAGGCCAAGCTCAAGGAAGTTGTAAAGATGCCTGAGGCCGATGAAGACTTGGCCGCAGAGCTCAGCATGATTGTTGACAACAAAAACCGCAGCGAAGTCTGGATCGAGCGTATCCCTAAGTTTGCCGGCAAAAATCAATCCGGCGCCAGCGTAGCCACGTTGTTTGCCAACTACCGGTATATCGTGGGATACCTCGAAGGCCGCGGCGTTACCGTACACCAAGTCGTACCGCAAGTCTGGATGAAACCTTACCGTCTCCTTGCCAAAGATTGGCAAGTGATGACCTACAACACCCGCAAGAAATATCTTCACGCTATGGCGATGTCTGAATTTTTTTCCGACAGTAAAACCCTGCCACGGTGGGCAGCCGACGCAGCGCTCATCGCCCTGCACGGAGCCACGATTGGCGACATCCTTGTAAAATAATGCACCCACTACTCGCCGTAACTTTTTTTCTGAACATCATTTTTTCGATGAAAGAATTTTTTGATGTCTGGGATTACCTCACCTTGGCCAAACTTAAAGGCGAAAAACCCAAGCCCGAGGATTATGTAGAACTCTGGTTTGCAGCTTCGCTATCTGTTTTCACTTTGGTTGCCTTCACTATCTTTTGCTTCCGCTAGTAAACCACCAACAACACAACACCATGTCAGACGATACAACACAGACAACCTCAGAAACATCAACAGTGGCTGCAACTTCGGCACCGGAGAACGTAGTCCCTTTTACGCCAGCCTCGGAGACGACGCCAGCAGCCCCCGCAGCCGAGGCATCTTTAGCTACCGAGCAAAACCCACAGGCTGCTTCTACGGATGCGTCAGCGACCCCTGCTGCCGAACCCACCGGGTTGCCCACCATCAACAACATTCAGGATGCGGTGAACCACGTGATTAGCAACGTTGACATCAACACCGTTAGCCATCACGACATCGTTCACGAGCTCTTCCAGAACACGCAGGAGTACGCTTTCAAGCTGCTTCTTTCTGCCAAGCTGTTTGAGCAAATGATCATCCGCGATTCCTTTGGTCTCAAGGGAGAGGCATTTGATTTCCTTCGCTATGCCGACGAGGCCGTAACGAACGAAGTGCATGCCATCCTGAAGGCTAAGGTTGTAATCCCCGCCCCCGAAGCCACCGAGCCCGCTGCCTCGAGCGATCAGGCAGTCAGCTAATTGGTCCCAAACCATCGCCAACACAAACATACGCCCCTCGTAAACCTAACCCCGGTGGAGGACATTGACCCCTCCGCCGGGGGACGGTAGCCTAAATCCCTATGAAAATTCCTGTACATCTCAAAAGCATGATCACGGCAAATCCTGAAGCTCATCATGTTCACAGCCCTCGGAAACACCACGGGAAAAAAGCTCCTAAAGGCGCCAGCGAGGAAACCGGGGGAATTGAAAAGAAGATTAAGAAGTGGATCCCAAAGCGCGACACACTCGCAAAACCAAATTTTTGATGAAACTAATCGCCTTTGCAGGTAAAGCCGGATCGGGTAAGAGCACGCTGTCGAAGTATCTCGTGGATAATCACGGGTACACGCTTGTGAAGTTTGCTGATGTCATCAAGGACATGCTTCGTGTGCTCGGGCTAACAGACCGCGAGATCGAAGGCGCCGGTAAAGAAGAACCCTGCTACCTTTTAGGAGGCAAGACTCCGCGGTACGCCATGCAGACGCTGGGAACCGAATGGGGAAGGGAGACGATGTACCCGCTGATCTGGATTGACGCTTGGTATCGCCGCACAAACGCTGTGCTGCAATCCGGCGGAAAAGTCGTATGCGATGACATACGGTTTGGCAATGAGGTTGAGGCAATATGGAAGCTCAACGGATACGTATTTGAAGTCTTCAGACCGCAGCAAAATCAAATTGCGGAAAACTCACACATCTCCGAGATCATTGACTTTTCCTGCGATGCAACGTTATTGAACAACGAGACCATCACCGAACTCTGCGAGAAATTAGAGACCTTCCTATGAGCGAATACTTTGCCGCACCCCCGCTTACCAGCAACAGCACTACTGCCAATGCTGGAACAAATCTCAACACGTCTGCGCTTGCTCTCGAAGCTGGGGGAAACTTAGCAGCCATCTATGCGAAGCTGATTACTACCCTTGCGGTGACTCAGTCGGGAACTTGGTCGGTAGGCTCCAAGAACCAAGACGGATCGGGAACGGCTATTACTTCCACCAACGTAAGTGGAAAGCAGGGATTAGATGTCAACGTGATTGCCGGCGGGGGTAGCTCTGGACCAACCAATTATTCGCTCGAGACAGGTGGAAACCTTGCAAGCATACTCGCTAAGCTAACCAGCGGAGTAGCTGTTACTGGTACGTTTTATCAAGCCACACAGCCTGTTTCTGGAACAGTAGGTATTAGTGGCACGGTCCCTGTCTCTGGTACATTTTATCAAGTCACACAGCCTGTTTCCCTTGCCTCTCTTCCTTCTCTAGCTACTGGCAGCAATACGATTGGGGCAATTAGCAATACGGCTTTTACGGCCAATGCTGGCACCAATCTCAACACGTCTGCGTTAGCGCTCGAAACCGGTGGCAACCTTTCCACCATTGCCACAAATACGGGCAAGATTCCATCTAAAGGAACAGCTACAATAGCAAACTCAACACCTGTAAACATTGCCTCCGATCAAACGGTACCAGTCTCCGGAACATTTTATCAAGACACACAGCCTGTTTCTCTTGCATCAGTTCCATCGCATCCAGTTACAAATGCTGGAACATTTGCAGTTCAAAATACCGCCGCTACTCCTACTGGAACTAACTCTATTGGAACGGTTGGTCTTAATGCAGGAACCAATTCTATTGGAAGTATTACCAATACTGCATTTACAGCCAACGCAGGTACAAATCTTAACACATCAGCCTTAGCACTTGAGTCTGGTGGAAACCTTGCGACTTGCGCCACAAAAATGTCTGATGGAACTCAGACAGCTAGTATCATCATTCCATCCTCATTTAAAACTGGACAAGCGAAAATTGCCATAACTGGAACAGCGGTTCAGATTGGAAGCAATGTATTAACCCAAGGAGTTTTAATTTCCTCACTATCAACAAATGCCGCAAGCATTACGATTGGAACTAGCTCAGGTCTTACCAACACTGTTGACGGAACAGGTAACGGAGCAATCCTTCCTGCTGGAAGCACTAAATCCATTGCCGCCACCAACACGAATCTTATTTGGATCAACGGGACGGCTGGTGACATTATTTCCTTTATTGGAAGCTAATAAATTATGCCGCTTCTTCCCTTTTCAGACGCTTCGCCTCCGACAACGAATGCTTCACTTTTGACGAGTGGAACGCTTGCAGATGCGCGTTTAAGTTCTAATGTCCCGCTGATTGCTTCAGCAAATACTTTTACCGCAGGGCAGACGATCACCGCCGCCGCAAATACATCTGCCCTGACGGCTTCCTACTCGGTCACGGGAGCCAATACGACGCCGTTGCTGAATCTATCGGGAACTTGGAACACAACGGGAGTTGTTACTGGGTTGAAGCTCAATATCACCGATACTGCAAGTGCCTCCACTTCGCTTTTGCTAGATCTGCAAAGGGGAGGAACAAGTTTTACTAAAGTTGATAAGTTTGGTAATCTTACTACACAACAGATTTCTGCAAGTGGGCAAATTGTCACTAGCAACCTAATCGCTATTAACTCCGCAACGCAACCGCTATTGTGGAATTACGACACTTACCTTTACCGCGATGCGGCAAACACGCTTGCTCAGCGCAACGGCACGAATGCACAGACAAAGCGCATCTACAACACCTACACGGACGCTTCCAACTACGAGCGTGGATTCATGCGCTGGAACTCCAACGTCCTTGAAATAGGAACCGAGGCGGGGGGAACGGGAACAGCGAGACGACTAAATCTTGTTAGTTCCGAGTCGGTAGATATTTACGCAGGGACAACTAGCAGAATGGCAAGTATTTCTGTCAGCCAAGTAACTTTTTTCACTTCAGTAAATTACAGGTATTATTCAGGCGCAGGAGATCCAACAACTGCCACGTCCCCATTCAACAACGGGGCTGGGACTTGTGCTGTTTATCGCAACACCACAACTGGAGTCGTTCGCCTGTGGGTAAACAACGCAGGAACAATGGTTTCAACCATCCTAGTCTAATTTATGAACAACACCATGACCCCACAAGAAGCCCTCCAACTCTTATCCGATGCTTTGGAGCCTCGGAATATCAACTCCATCTCCCGAGCTGGCTTCATCGCCATCCAAAAGGCACTCGAAACCCTCGCAGAAATCGTAGCCCCTAAACCCGAATCCGATGCAACTAACGATTGATTTCACGCCAGAGCAGATCCGAGGCATCACCGCCGCACGGGAAGCTCACAACGCTAACCCTCCATCCGAGTCGGATGCTCCTTTCTCTACCAATGAGGAGTATCTTGCTTGGGTGCTGAACCGCGCCGCCGATAGCTACGCATCGCAGTATCCAGCATGATCAAACCCTATGAGTACAAAACACACACCTGAATCACGAGCCAGCCGGCTCAAAGAAATAACAAAGGCAATGAAGTCAAAGGATCTACACCCTATAGAGCGCCGAAAACTAGCCAGTGAGCTAGGGGGGCTGCGTGGGGCTGGATCCCTTGCACGCCGAATGGCCGGCATCAAAGCCAACGCCGTACGCCACGGGAGGAGCTGGTAATGACCCATCTGCTCACCACCCTTGCCGTTGCCTTAGCTTTGGGCTATGGCCTTATTTACGGAATTGACTTACTCACCCACAAACAAAAAGATCCGAATGATACTGACCGTTCTTAAAATTGTAGGAGGCTTCATTGCTTTCCTGTGCGTGCTAATCATTGTTTTCTTTTTCCTCTGCCTAATACCTGAAGACGATGCAAAAAAAGATCGACTCTAATAAATGGAAAGGCTCGTGGGGCGGTGGAAAAGGCTCCGATCCTCGTCCAATCAATAAATCAACTTATGACAAAAATTTTGACGACATCGTCTGGAATCATCAATCTGCGACCGTATCAAACGGAGGCAGCGGGAAAGCTTGCGGACGCCCTGCAAAAGCACGGCGTAGCCGTTGACCTGAGTGACACCGGACTGGGAAAAACGTTTCATGCCCTCGCAGCTGTTAAGAGCTTTGACGTGCCCTTCGTGGTCATCTGCCGCGCTTCGTCGCGCCATAAATGGGAACAGGCGGTGCGGGACTTTGATCTTCACCAAAACTGCTTGGCCGTGGATTCGTGGCAGCGGTTTACCAATGGACGTAATCACCGGGAGATCGTCACAAGACAGGCGTCCGGTCGCTCCACGTCTTATTCGTGGAATCCTGCAGCCCCTACGGTTATTATTTTTGACGAGGTGCAGGACGCTGGTGGACAGACGTCGCTCAACAGCCAGCTGCTCATAGGCGTCGGAAGATCCAGCAAGACCTACGCTATATGTCTATCCGCCACGGTCGCCGACAGCCCTTTGAAGCTCAAGGCCCTTGGCTTTCTGTGCGGCCTCCACAACTTGAGCAACTTCTACGGCTGGGCAATGGACCACGGCTGCGGCAAGTCTCCGTTCGGGTACAATCAGCTTTACTTCAAGCCGAATCAAAGCAAGTGGGTTATCCCGAAGCTGCGCGATGCTCTGGCGCCGTATGGTGTGAGGGTCTGCCGGGATACGGTGAGTGAATACCTGCCTCAGGAGACCGTAGAGATCGAGCTCTGGGACGTGGGATCTCCCACCAAGTTTGTGCAGGATGCGCTGGATCGCCTCGAGCATACCCGCGACGAAGACTTGCTGAAGCACGAGGATGGGACTCCCGGGGCTGTGGAGCAGATGCGTGATCGGCAGGAGGCCGAGCTGCGTAGGCTGGTGCCGCTGGTGGCTGAGATCAAAGCCGCAGTCGAGGGCGGGATGTACTGCCCGGTGTTCCTGAATTTCACGGCCTCGGTGGACACGCTCAAGATAATGCTGCAGTCGGAAAAGATTTCCGTCGGCGTGTTTGACGGACGTGACAAGTGGAAGCGCGAGGTGGACCGGGAAGACTTTATGAAGGGCGAGCTGCGGGTGCTGATCTTGCAGAGCGCTGCCGGCAGCGCCAGTATTGATTTGCATGACATTGTCGGCGGTCGTCCGCGGATGACATTTATCAGCCCGACGTATCATGCGGAGACGATGATCCAGATGCTTGGCCGCGCTGTGCGATTCGGAGCAAAGAGCCCTGTAATACAACGCATTATTTTTGCCGAAGGTACGATCGAGCAGAAGGTCTACAAAGTCGTCGAAGGGAAGGCGAAAAATATCCGGGCGCTCAACGACGGTGAATGGGTGTCGGCCTTCGGAGGCTGATAAACACTGGCTCTGAGGGGTATGAAAAAAAGTTAAAAAAAGTTCTTGCACTCCCAAGTAGCTTTGGTAATATCTCACTTGACGGTCAACTCAAACTAAACATCAAACCCATCCATACAGTGAGCAATACAAACAACACCGACATCACAATCCCCGCCGCTTTCTACGAGATCGCGGTCAGCCTCAACCACGTCGTTCCCGTCGAGCAGGAAATCCGCTCGATCGGTAAGGGCCGCCAGTACGTCATCGACCGCAACGACGCGAAGCTTGCTTCGTTCGTCCGGTTCGCTGACATCTGCCTCACCGAGTCCGACTCCAAAATCGCTGCAGCAGCCCGCAGCACACTCCTCGCTCTCCGGAAGCAGGGCATCCGCTTCGAGCTCAGGAATGAGCTCAAGGTCGGCGCTGCCAAGCCAGTCACCCGCAAGGTGGCTGCACACGCCACCGGTCGCGACTACAACCGCGAGCTGATCGTCACGATCACTCCTCGCGGAGACCTGATCCTCCGCCCCAGCGGACGTCGTCAGGCCGAGCTGGTCGCGCTCAGCGACGTCTACGCTTGGGCGCAGCGCAACCGCTGCCTCAAGATCGCCCGGGACAAGGCCGCCGACCGCGCTGCCAAGCGCAAGGCCAAGCGGTCCTCCCGGTAACAACTCACCGGCACCGGGTCCGACCCCCGGTGCCACCACCCATAAATAAATCCATGAGCAATACCGACACCACATCACCGGTCAAGCGTACGTACAGCGACGCTGGCCGCTCTGCCGCCGACAAGGCGCACAACGACACCAATTCATGCACAGTCAACGCACTGGCCAACAGCACCGGGTGGGATTGGAATCTCTGCCACGACATCGCAGCTCAGTCCGGCCGCAAACGCGGTAAAGGTCACTGGCCTCAGCTCGTACTCAAGACCGCAGGTCATTTCGGCTGCCGCTCCCGGAAGCTCACCCGCATCCGTAAGAACCACTCGTGGACGGTGCAGAAGTTTGTGAAGCTCAATCCGACCGGGAGCTTCTACGTCGCGTCCAGCCGGCACGCTTTCGCCATAGTTGACGGTGTGGTCAAGGACTGGCAGCACAACGGTGACCTCGTCCGCATCGTCGAGGCGTACCGAATTGTGCAGGCCACCTACAACGGCCGCAAGGTCGAGGTACCGGTGCACAAGCCAAAGCCTCGTCCTTGGCTCCGCGGCCCTCGCGTCGAGTACACGATCCGGCTCAAGGACAAAGACGGCGACGCTTACGACGTCCACTACTACAGCTCCCGGGAGGAAGCTGTCCGGGACGCAAAGACGTGGGCGCTCAGCGACAACGGTGAGGATCCCTACGAAATCGAGGTAGAGCGGGTGACCATCGGCAGCTACGATTGGAAGACAATCTACGAGCGTCGATTTGAGCCAGCAGCCCTTGCAGCCGCATAAATCCTTGGTCTAGGGGGCATGAAAATTTTTTCAAAAAAGTACTTGTGCTCCCTAGCCGGTAGGCATAATTTATTCCCAGACAGTCAAACAAAATATACAACCCATACACACATACATCCATGAGCTACCTAACTGATTCACAAATTGACGAGGTCGTTGACCTTATCCTCACCGCCCGCGATTTCTGCGGGGACGAGACCGACGCTGTCCGCGAGTGGCAGCTTGAGAACAATCAACTCATCACCTTCGGTGACGCATCCCAAATCAACGCCCGAGTCCGCGCCGAGTGGGCTCGTTGCCAGCAGGCTGCCGGCGTCAAGAAACCCCTCACCCAAACCCAGCGAGCCAAAGCCTACGCTGATCTTGCTTAATACCTATTACCATGAGCAATTACGACAACACCGAGATCCTTGACATCCTGAAGAGCCCTTACTGGGTTATCTTTACGGCTCAAAACCCCGACGCCAAGAAACTTAGCGAAAAGGAAAACGCTTCGCTGCACCGCCAACTTGTCCAGAGCTACCGGGAAGCCGGCATTCCTTTTGAAACCGTTTGCGGCCGCTATAGCGGCAATTACGAGGATGGAATCATTCTCTTCACGCCTCTCCCGGTATCCCGCGACGGCGCTGCCGATCTTGCCAAGCGTTACGGGCAGGAGTCGGTTCTCACTAACAAGGGTCTCGTTTATCAGGACGGCTCCTGCCACCCCGTTATCGAATGGGCTTTCCCGCTCACCGAGCCCGAGGACAACTACACCTTGTTCCGGAGCACCTACTTCCGGGCCAACATCAACTTCGAGGAGAAAATATAATGGACTACAAGACCAACGACAAAATCGAACAGCTTGAACTACTGCGTTCGGTGGCTAATGCTAACAACGTCCCGGTTGGCGTCATCAAGGTTGACGAAGATGGTTTCTTCACCGTCGAATACGAGGTGGGATACTACACCAACTTCGAGGCCGCGGTAGAGGCGATAAAATCCCGTAAATAATCATGGAAACAGCACACGCCAAATACGGCCCCTCTGGGGCGAAGAACCGGCGCATCTGCCGCGGTCACCGCGGTATGCCCGGCAGCAGCGAAGCCAGCGAGCAGGGAGACCGCCTGCACGCTGTATGCGAGCACGACGGTGATGAGGAGGCAGCAGCAGCCTCATACCTCAAGAACAAGGGCAAGCAGTGGGTAGACCTGACCCCCGAGGAGTGGGAGTGGGTTAACACCGCACTCGAGTATGTCCGCAACATTCCATCAAGCGCACAGCTGACCGAGTACAAAGTCAACCTGACTCCGCTCGGTTTCGAGGGCATGGACTTCGGTACCGCCGATCTGATCAAGATCCAGAGCGCTGATACCATACACATGGTTGATTACAAGTTTGGCTGGGGTGCCATTGACGATGTCGAAGGCAATGATCAATTCATCATCTACGCCCTCGGTCTGTTCGCCAACATGCCCGATGTCCAGACGATCAACGTCCACATGGTGCAGCCGAAGCTCAACGTCGTTGACCAGCACACCTTCACCCGCGCTGACGTACCCTTCCTGCACGAGTCTATCAAGCAGGTGCACGATGAAGTTGTTGCCTTCGAGCGCACCAAAGATCTGAGCCTGCTTAACGTTGACCCCATCAACTGCGAGCGCTGCCGCCATCAAGGCAGCTGCCCCAAGTGGCATGAGCTCGGCATCGCTACCGCCGAGGTAGTCAACGAGAACAGCCTCACCAAGTACGAGGAGCCTAAGAACCAGCTGATCCCCGGGATGATCCCCGATCTGATCAACCAGAGCTGGGACGTAACGAGCGCTGACCCTGTCCGCGTCGCACAATTCCTAGCCTGTGTGCCGGCCTTCGAGGCATTCCTATCCAAGTTTAAAAAGTTCGCCCTCGAGGTTAATAACCAAGTAGGCGAGCTACCCGGATTTTCAGTCGTATCCACGGCTGGGAAAAGCGAGCTCATCAGCCCCGTTGATGTTGTAAAGGTAGTGTCGGAGAAATTCGACCTGACCCCCAACGAGATCATCGGGACGATGAAGCCGTCATTAACTGAGCTCAAGACGCTGGTGTCTTCCAAGGCGCCGCGAGGTGACAAGGCCAAACATGCGGAGGCAGTCGTAGAGGCTCTCTCCGACAGCGGCCTGATCCTCCGGCAGGAAGGCGGCAGTTACTTGAAGCGCAAGGCAACAAAAACAAAGTAGAACCTAAACAAACATAGTAATATGGCACGTACAGAACTAAAACCACTGGGCAAGCCCCAGACCCCTGCAGCCTCCTCCGAGGCAGCACCCGCACCCCGCAAGTTGGGGGAAGTCAAGCCCGTCGCTAAGACTGGCCTCCAACCCTTGGGAGCACCTCTCAAGAAGTCACCAGAACCCCTTGTAGAAGCTGAGATCATTGTGAATGACATCGAGGCCGTCACCGAGGATGGCGAGAAGATTCAGGTAGCAGAGGCAATCATCCCTGCCGGCACTGAGCTCGTAATTCGCGAGGAAGCTCCGCTCGTCGTAGCCTCTGCAGCTGCCCCCGCTTTTGTGCTAGGTCAGGTGTCCGGTCCGATCGACCAGAGCGACATCTACCGCCCACGCCTTGAGCTCTCACAATCTGTGGGACCGCTCATGGAAGCAGGCTTTGCCCCCGGTCAGATTGTTCTGGCCAAGGAGCACGCCATCTGGGCTGACGGATACGATCCCCTCAAGATCACCCTGCTCGCCTCGCGCAAGCAGTTCATCGAGGACGTACCCTACGGCAGCGGTCAGGAGCAGCGCATCTTCAACTCCCCTCAGGAAGTGAAGGCAGCCGGTCTCCACACCGAGTGGTACGACAACACCCCGCCTCCAGTCTTCCCACGCTTGACCTGTGTGGCTCTGATCCAGAAGCCAGACTACGTCGAGGGATGCGAAGCCTTTGGTCTCGAGGTGCAGGGCAACCTGTACGCGATCGCCGAGCTCCGCTGGGATGGCGCTGCCTACAGCCGTGCTGCCAAGACCGTCCTCACGGCGGCCTCAGGCATCCTCGGCAAGGGTTTGCACCGCGGAATCTGGAACTACTCCTGCGAGCGTGCAAAGCTCAAGGTGAACACCGTGACGGTTCCCGTCATCAAGTTCGCCGGCATGCACTCCGAGGAGTTTGTCAAGGCCGTCAGCGACCTCGCTTGGTAATATGAACGTCACCCTCTCCAGCTTTTCACAAGTTCGGGGTGAGGTGCGAGGCTATTGGGAGTGCAGGGTCCTATCCCCTGCCCTCCTCTGGGCTTTCCCTGCACTCTCCAAAGCGGGAGCGCAGATTACCTACGCCGACGTGGACATCGGTTACGGCAGGCCATCATTTTGGCCGGCTGCAGTCAATGAGCCACTCAACACCGAAATGCCAACGCACTCAGATCAACCCGGTTTACGAAGCCTCAAAGATGAAGCTGACCGGTGCTGGGACATGGCATTTGATCAAATGACCGAACGCGGAGAATGGTTGCGCCTTATGGGAGCCCATAAACACATGGCTTTCACGCTACTCACACCATTCATCGAACTCCCGTTCACCCTTAGAATTGAAACAAAAATAGAAACTTTTCAAAATTTGCTTAACGAACTTTGCGCTGAAAATCAATACCCGGAGACCCGCTTACTAGGATACAAACTATGCAACGAGACAATGTACGACCCAACAATAACTGCACCGGAATGGGTGCTCAAACGACTATAAAATATGCTGCAATCGACTTTGAAACTACATATCACAAAGGCCAAGTTGACATTGGTTCACTGGGAGTATGGCATTACCTACGCCATCCTCGCTGCACCATTTACATGGTCTCTGTTTTTACGGAAGCTGGAACTTTTGTGGGTCACCCTGCTGATTTTGATTTTGAAAGCATACGTGATTGCGAGTGGATTTCCCACAACGCAGCTTTCGATCAAGAAGTCTACATCCGGCTTCAAGAACTTGAGTTAGCCCCCGACTGGATGCCACGCAAGTGGCATTGCAGCGCCAACATGACGGCGTTTTTTGGTGCCAGCGAGCGCAATCTTGCTGACGCTGCCCGCGTGCACTTGGGTCTCGACCTGAGCAAGGACGTGCGTGACGCCATGAACAAGAAAACTTGGGACGACATCCGCAGGGACGAGGCTTTCCACGAAGAGGTCAAGAGCTATGCCCTGCGTGACGCCGAGGTCTGCTATGCCCTCTGGATGGCGAAGAAAGACCAGTGGCCAGCCCGAGAGCAGGAACTAAGTGCCTTGACTATGCACCAAGTCCGCCGCGGTCTGCCTTGCGATCAGGATTATCTGAACGCGAGCATTCAGAACCTGTCGGTGGCTGCATTCGAGGCCGTGCACCGTTTGCCTTGGGCGGATGGGGATGAGGAAAAGGCATTATCGGACATCTTGTTTGCCGCGGAATGCCGTAAGCTTGGCATTGAACCCCCGCGCAGCAAGGCCAAGGGAAGCCTCGAGGCATTGGACTGGGAAGAACAGCACCCGGAAATCAACTGGATTGCTGACCGCCGCACCTACTTGCGGGCAAACCTCCTGCGTACCAAGCTGCTGACCATGAAAGATCGTATCCGCGACGATGGCCGGATCCACTTCGGTGTCAAATACTTTGGCGCTCACACCGGTCGCTGGTCTGGAGATACCAAGCTCAATGTTCAGGGGTTGACCAAGGAGACCCTTCACGGTGCCAATCAGCGCCGAGTCATCTGCGTGCAGGATCCCTCGAAAAAGCTCATCATCGCCGATCTTAGCCAGATCGAGCCGCGGGTACTTGCTTGGGTCGTAGGCGACTGGCCGTTCCTAGAGATTTGCCGTACGCAATCCGTATACGAGGCACACGCACGTCTTACGCTTGGATGGACAGGCGGTGTGCTCAAGAAAGAGAACCCCGAGATGTACGCCCTCGCAAAGGCACGTGTTCTGGGTCTTGGCTATGGCTCCGGGCCTACGACCTTCCGCGAGTTTGCTAAAATCTACGGCGTCAATCTGACCCCTCAGGAGGCCAAGAAGACTGTCAACGATTTTCGTACAAAAGAATATCGAGTCGTTGATTTCTGGAATCAGCTCGACGAAGACCTCAAGCTCAGTGCCCGTAGGGAGGAGGATTACTTTGTACCTCTCCCCTCAGGTCGAGACTTGGTTTACCGCGACTGCCATTATGCAAAGACCTCGACAGGAAAGACTAACGTCAAAGCCCGCATGAACGGAGGCCGCTGGGGTTTTACGTGGGGCTCCAAGATTGCCGAGAATGTCATTCAGGCAATTGCCCGTGACGTTTTCTGCGAGTGTCTTTTAAGACTTGAAGCCCACGGGATGACGAGTATCTTTACCGTCCACGACGAGGTGATCCTCGAGGTGGATAGATCCGTTACAACCCATGAAGTTCAAGACATCATCAAAATAAATCCAGACTGGATGCCAGACGTTCCGCTCGATAGCGAAGCCGAGGAATCCGATTACTATAAAAAATAAACCGATGAACGCAGTCCTTTTTCCCTGCCTCAAGAACCTAGCTCAGACCGACACGCATGAAGAATGCCCTTGGCTTTATCAAGCAAACCCTTTTTCAACCGAGAACGCCAATGCCTACAAAACATGGCGCAAGCAGCCCAATACCGAGCACCTGTTCTACAGCGGAATCGTCGGACAGGCGCCTACTATTAGGGTCTCTGAGAATAACCCACCCCGCGAGATTCGTGCCATCATTGCCGACTACGACGCGCCGATCAGCGACGAAGGGCTGACCGAAGGTCTCAAGCAGGCAAGCAAGTATTACACGCCGACAATCGTTCACCGGACACCTACCTCCGGGGGTTTCCGCTTGATCTGGCTGCTTGAGAGACCTCTCCTGCTGCCCAATTATGACGTAGCCAAGCGGTTCTTAAAGGCTGCTGCAAAGTATCTCCACGCAAAGAGCCTACTTGCCGGATATGACGATCAGGCATTCGAGAATGCTAACCTCTATTACGATGTCGGTCACTCATGGCTCGAAGCCGGAGGTGATCCGATCCCTTGGGTCGATGCCTGCGGCTGGCTTGTCAAGGTCTCCGAGAAAGCCAAGTGGTCAGGCGATACCGTGCCTATCGAGATCCTTGCCGCCGAGGTAGCCGACCGGTTCCCGGGGCGCTGGCAGGGAGAGTTTGTCGAGGGTGCCCGCGGCTGCAGGTTCTGGGACCCAACCGGTGACAATCCGACTGCTGCCATTGTACGCCCGACCGGAATGCAGTGCTTTACGGGGCTCGAGCCATTTGTCCCGTGGTCTGCAATCTTTGGACGCGGGTTTGTCGAGAAGGTATCTTCCCGCAAGCTCGGGGAGATGCTCGAGGGCATCTATTACGACGGCGACAACTATTGGATCCAGAGCCCTACGGGTAAGTGGGAGCCGCATGCCGAGCGAGAGATGTCGCGTCACCTCAAGGTGTTTAACGGCCTCTCCGCCGATCGTATCGAGGGCAAGACTTTTAGCGAGGTGGACGAGGCTCTGCATTTGATTGGCCAGAATTGCAGGGTGGGAGGTGCCGCCCCGTTTATCTTCCAGCCACCCGGTCCCATCGACTTCATGGGCGAGAGGATTCTCAACATCTCCAACGTCAAGGTTCTCCCTGCCGCGGAAGAGGCCGGTGAGTGGGGTGAGAATTTCCCTTGGGTCGGTAACTTCCTCACACAGCTATTCGAGCCGGACGGTCAGCTTGAATTTATGCTCGCTTGGCTCAAGCGTTTCTATTGCAGCGCCCGTGAGGGCAAGCTGCTGCAGGGTCAGGCGGTATTCCTTGCCGGCGATACAGGCCGCGGAAAGACGTTTTTCTCCAACCGTATTGTCGGGGCTTTAGTCGGCGGCCATGCCGATGCCTCGCAGTATTTGATGGGCAAGACCAACTTTAACAAGGATCTCTTCCACAAGCCATTTTGGACAGTGGACGATGCCTTGCCGGGCGACAATAACCAAGATCACAAGGCATTCGGTACAATGATCAAGCGGGTTACCGCAAACAACATGTTCGAGTTTCATGCCAAGTTCCGTGACGCCTGTCAGGTGGCTTGGAGTGGCCGAGTCATGGTCACCGGTAACCTCGATGCGGACTCCCTGCGTATCATCCCTGATCTCGACACCTCGATCCTCGACAAGCTGCTCCTATTCAAGGCAGCCCCTCGGGTATCGCACTTCCCAGAAAAGCACGAGCTGGAGGCAATCGTACGCCGTGAGCTTCCGCACCTTGCAGCCTATCTGGTGTCCTACAATCCGCCTGAGCAGGTACTTGACCCAGACCCACGTTATGGAGTCGCCCGCTATCACCACCCGTTCCTCAAGCAGGCCGCCGGTGAGTCTCAGGATGCGTCCACGGTACGCGAGATTATCCAAAAATTCCTTGTGGATCATCCCCGCGACTTCGAGGGCACTGCCGTTGAACTATTGCAGCAGCTCTACATCGAGGACACCAACAAGCTACTCCTTGGGGGTGCCGGCAGCAACCGTGCCCGCTGGATGAGCATTCAGCTCGGAAAGCTCGAAGCCAAGGGCGACGGGTTTGTCCAGACCATCAACTACCGCAACCGAAACAAGATCTGGAGGATCAAAAAGAACCCTTAGGAGGCGCTTGAACCCGCGTGAGCAGCATTCAAATAATTCACACCCGTGGGGTAATGATTTGCAGCACGCGAAAGATACGTGGCTACGTCAACTACGAGTTGGGCATACTTGGTGTAGCCACGCTCGATACGACCTAGCTCGTCGGTGAAGAAGCAATACTTCTTGGCCAGCGTGTCATTGTAGACCTGAACCCCCTTGACAACGGAGTAAGGCTTCAGGATGCGCTTTTGAAGGCGATACTGAGTGTCGGGGGAGAAAAATGAGTCGTGGCGGTAGCGCATAGTTGAAACGTAAGACAACCGAGGCTATCCCGTCAATCAGAAAGTGCTTCCTCTACCGCATCTCCGGATGCCTGCACCCAATCATTGTGATCATCCCAATCGTGGTTCAGGGCCTCGGCAACTATCCTTTCTACCTGAGTGGCAATGAGATGCTGCTTGTGGTAAGGGGCATCCGGGTGGTCGCCGGGCTCCTCGAGGCTTGGGTTGTCAATATCCCACTGGGATACGGCCTCCTCCTCGATGCCGGCCTCTTTGCAGAGAAAGGCTTCGACCATCTCGTGCAGGGCAACTAGGAAGGCACTGCGGTCGTTCTTCTCATGCTCCGCCACCGTCACGTGGAGATGGCCGTCCTCGTTGAACAGCCAATCTCCACAGGTGGGGTACCGCAAGCACTCAGGTGCTTGGGTCTTGAGGGTTATCTTCATGCCTCTTCGTCGAACATGTTGAGTCCGAGCTCTTCCAGACGCTCACACTCTTCCTTGATCGAGTCGATGGCAGACATCTTTGCCTCTAGGTAGTAACCGGTGACCTGCTCGGCATTCTCAACGGCGTCGTCGAGAGCTTCCTGCAGGGTATCTCCGAGGCCGATGACGGCACCGACTTCGGGGAGTCCGCAAGCCTGAGGGATTGCGTAGTAGATGCCATCAATGCAGGTAGCGTTACGGAGCTTGACGCGGTCACGGAGCTCAGGCGGGAAGCTGACAGGCTGCCAGCCCTTATCTGCCCAGCTGCTGTGCAGCATGATCTCGGCACCGTACTTGGCGACAGCCTTGGGCTCGACAACGATCCCGTTAGCTCCTGCCCAGACGCACTCTGCCAGATTCTCGTACTGCTCTTGGTAGAGCTCGTTTGGGGGCGAGGGGGCACGTCCGCAGAGATCAATCATGTAGGGCTTCATGTCCTTTCCTACGCGAACCTCGGTGGACATAAACCCGCGCCAGTTATAGGCAGCGAATACGGGCTTCATGCGCTCGTTGAAACGGGTCACGACCTCGGGGATGTCCTCGTACTTCTTGAAGATGGAAGCAAATCCTACGTCCTTGATTTCAATACCAGAGATTGTGTGTTCAGGGTAGTGAGCCTCGCCGGCGTCGTCAGTAATGACCCAGCAATCGGTTCCAACCTCGGCGCAATCGGGCAGAGACTCCTCGACGGTGAACTCAATGGTGTGTTTGAAGGCACCTAGATTGAACTCAACCTCGTCGAGCTTGGGCTCGACTTCTTTGTAATTGGCGCTGTGGAAGGTCTCAAAGGTGCCGCGGAACTTGTCGATCTTGACGTAGACATCCTCGTTCTCTTTGAGAAAAGCGCGGAGATTGGCCATCCCCTTGATATGGGTGAACTTGCCGACCGGCATATCAAGAGCCTTCAGGATCTCTTTCATCCCTTCGCGCTTGAGCTCGAGGCACTCCCCAGTGCGGCTGCCCCAGACCTTCTTTCCCATCTTCTCAAGCATCTCCTGCTCGTATCCGAAGTAAATGTCAGGGAATACAAAGACATCCACCTCATCAAAGTGAGGTCCGTAGATCGAATCAACGACCTCGATATTTTCGAGCCCGACACCGATCATACCGAGGTTCATCTTGGCAAAAGCCGACTCCCAAGGGACGTAATAATAGACTTTTTTGTACGTCTTAGCGAGCTTGATTGCGATCTCAACAAATAGACCGTTGTCTACCACAAGGGCAACAACGTCAGAGGGATCCTTAATCTGGGAGAGGTCAGTGGCCATAAAGTTATTTCTTCTTCCGCATGCCGTGTAACATGTTTGCTTTGCGTTTCTGTGCGTAGGCAATAGCTACGGCTTGTTTTGGGGGTTTACCGGCAGCAATCTCAGTCTTTATGTTTGACTTGAAAGCTTCCTTCGACGTCGATGTTTTGAGAGGCATGGGCGGAAATGTAGGTTATTTTACCTTGTGTGACAAGTGATTTAGCGATACCTGACGACCGGGGGTAGGTCAGCTAGGGCTTTCTTTAGATTGTCCAGCTCAGGGAGAGCCCTCTGGAGAGGCCATGCAAGGCTGGTAGACTTCTGGATGCCCTCGTGCGTGGTCAAACCCTTGACATGGTAGATGTCCTTCAAGAATCCGATCGGCTTTCCGGCAACGCTCCAAGGATAGGAATAATGGGTGTTGTCCTGAGTTGGACGGGTGCCCTTCTTTACCTCGAACAGACCGACTACCGTGTCGTTTGGCAGGTCAAAGATCCAATCGGTGGATAGGTCGCGGGCGATGTCGTGAGGCAAAAGACCCATTGCTGCCAGCTCTTTGGAGCTTATCGGGAGCTTGCTGCGCTGCATTTGACCGAGGAATGGCTCCATGTCACCGAAGTTAAGCTTCTTGCCGCGGACAGCGTCTGCGAATTTGCTGAAAGAAGTGATCTGCTTCCATTTAGCCCGGACGTTTTCGTCCATGTCTTTCTTAGAACTATTCACGATAGCACTGGACATCTCCTTGATCTGGGCATCCAGCTGTTTCTGGGTGACATGCTTGGTGTCGCGGGCTTGCTCCATAGCTTCAACGTATCCGAGCTGACCGGTGGGGTTCTTTAGGTGATTGATCGGGCTCTGCAGGGTGACGGCGACGAGTACGCTGTCGGTGCCATGCTTTTCAGCCAGCTTGTTGACGCGGTTGACAAAGGTAGAGGCAGGTCCCTCGTTGGTGAATGCCCAGACGCCCTTGTTGAGCAAGGTCATGTGCTCAGGTCCGCCCTGTGCTTCTACGCTGAGCTTTTTCTTGTCACCGGTCGGTCCTACATACTTGGTTCCTACGCCCATGCGGTCGGCGGGCAAGGCAAACATCGGGCTGTCGGCATAATCCTCGAGATTGATGCGCTGTGAGGCCGGCAGGAAGTTGACAAGAATCTTGGGCTTAGCGACAAAGTCAGCCTCGGGGTTGGTAACGACAACGTGTCCATCAAGCCTGACCCGTGGCTGCTCTTCCTTGGCTTCGGTTGGTACGATTGTCGAGTCGATAACGTAAGGGAACTCCTTGCCATTCTCGTCCTCAAGCATGACGGCGTTCATGCCGTGTAAGTCTTTGATCTTGATACCGAGATCGTCGTTGACGTATTCCATCGGCAGGGTGCGACGGAAGCCGATTTCCTTCATCATTGCATCGGTCTCGGGAACGCTGAGGCCACGCTTGATCTTCAGGAACGGCTGCGACACCTCGGAGTAGAGGCCAGAAGGCCACTTGGTGCCGTCAATGTCGGTACCGGCATTCTGTACATCCTGCAGGCCGCGGAAGGTCAGGGCAGCTTTAGGGAATAGCGTGTTATGGATCTGCAGCGAGTCAAAATAGTCCGCCCACGTCGGGTAGTAAGGGTTCGGAGTGCGCTTTACGACGTCAGGCCCGGGAGGGAACGACACTTGGTGCTCACCTCCGGCTTCAGAGCCATCGAGCTGCCATTGCTTGTGGAATGGCTCTGGATCCCGCATGAGACCGTTCTCTTCCGCATGCTTGCGGAGAGCGGCCTCTTCTACCTCTTTCCGAGAAGCGCTTCCCGAGGCTCCCTGTACACCTTCTGCACCTGAGCCTTGCGCTCCTCTGGCGACAGACGCAAGCCCGCCGAGAAGTCGATTCCGGTCGTCTTCGCTTTGGCCTCCAGCTTGGATGCCAGCTCTTTCAGCTTGGGTGTCACTTTCAGTTTGTTGTTCATCAGTGGGTAAAGATTCGTTGGTTTGGGTTCCCTCGTCAACGCCTTTTTCTGCTGGCAGATAATTCACCCCAAAATACTTTGAGGTCTTTGGCGTCTTGAAGATCTCGCGACCCTGTTGCACCTCGGTAAGCTTGGTCTTCTTGAACATTGCCACGGCATCGAAGGCACCGTTGTATGACTTGGGGCTGAAGTATCCGGCATAACCAGCGTCTTCGATCATGTTGTCCATCTTCTCGCGGTTCAACATGCCGGCGACACCGAGCGGATCCTTCTCGAGGTCATAAATGCTATTTCCGTCAACCTTGGCCACGTACGGGGTACGACCGCGCATGATTCCTTCGTAATTCCGATCGTTGTTCAGGTAGAAGTAGGTCTTTGGGGCACCGCGGAGATCTCCCGGGGTAGCAGCGCCTTTGCCGAACTTGCTTGGATCTGCCGATTTGAGGCCGTGGGCACCGAAATGCACGAGATCGAGCTCCCCACCGACGCTGCCTTCTTTTTCCTTGGAAGAGTGCTGGACGGTGAGTTTTTTGGCAGGCAAGTAACTTGGTCCCGCCTTGGTCCCGGCTTGGGCCTCTTTCTCGGCTGCGTCAATTAACTCCTGAGGAAGTGCAATGTTCTTCTGCTCAGCAAACGGACGTTCGGTGACAGGCACGTAGCCTTTCTCGCCCTTCTTGGCAATGTTGCCCTCTTCGTCACGCAGGTGCGGCCCAAAGTTGACCCAGCTATTCTGTGCCAGAGTCTCGCCGGCCAGCGCCGGCTTGGCGGCATCTGAGAACATGCGGCTGTGCTCCAAATAGGCGTTGAACTCACCCTTCGGCCCAAACTCGTAACCATTTGCCCCATGACCCACGATGTCGTGCACAACGCGGAATACGTCGTTGACCGGTACGTTCTCTTCACCGTTGAAATTTACCCCTGAGTCCTGCAGCATCGGGTTCTCCGCACGCATCTTGTCCGTTATGCCAGACTCTCCGTATCCTTCCTTGGTCTGGAAGTAATACAGGTGCTTATTGTCCCGCACGTCCTTCATCATCTCAGCCGAGTTGGCGTATGGCTGACCTTCGCCAGTCCAAGGAGTGGCCGTATAGCCGGCCTTCTCGAATGCCTTCCACTGATCGACAACTTCGTTTGCAAGCGCCGTGTAAGCCTTCTTGACCTCAGGATGACTCGGATCGTTCTTGGCTTCCTCGTAATGATCGGCGATACGCTTGGCAAGCTCTTCATTTACCGAAACGGCCTGACCGTGCGGGCGGTATTCCATACCGGCATTTTTTACGTAATCTTCGGAAATACGTTGGACGTCTTGGTTAGCGTTCTTTGCAGGCTGGGCATAGGGCGTACGCTGTGCCACTCCCAGAGCTTTCAGAATCGGGTTGGTTTCATCCTGAGCAGGAGCTTTTTGGGTGGGGATTTGTTTGCTTGTCTCTTTAGGCAAGAAATTCGCATAAATGGCATCCGGATTAAGCTTAACCCCGGGAACCGGAGAGTCCGCCATGTCCATAATTGCATCGAGTCGGAACGAGCGAAGTGCATTGTCTGCCGCACCGCGTTTCTCTCCGCGTTTGGTAGGAACCATAGTTCGATCGGGGTTGATCTCACGGTTACCTGCGTTGACAAAGTTCAAAAAGTCGTTGTAGACGTCCCGCTTCTTTCTGGAAATCTCGGGGTCATCATCCAAAGCCGTATCGTTCTTTATGCCGGCGGCTTGGTTAGGAAGATATTCGTTAATGAACTGATCATACATTGCCTGCGGATCGTTGTTCCACAGGGCAAAACGCCCCGGCAGGCGTTGCTTCCATAGACGGAATTTGTTGTGGAGAGCATTCCAAGAAAGGGCTGTCCCCGTAAAATTACCATCCTTAGAGAAGTGCATTCCGATCCATTGCACGTCACGAATTGTTGGGGCTGAGGAAACATACTCCCCGTTTTTTCCGACGTGGGTCGAGTAATCAATGTTCACCCGCTGCCCTTTTTTAATGGCATCGTTGATAGCAAAGATGTGATTCTTAATCTTGAGCGGAACAATGCTTTCCGGAAGAGCTTGGATTGCTGCAATCTGGTCGGGAGTAAGCGTGCCGCGGAAACTGAGATTATCGGCGCTATACGCCTGCATACCGCCCGGCTCGCCTTTGTAGGCGTTAGTGATTGCGTCGCGGATCATCTGCGACCGGCTCTTGAGTAACTTCTTTACCTCTTTTCGGTCATTCCAGACTGGGGTTACTCCATCCGGTTCCGTGACGACTTGATGCTCAACGATTACCTTACCGCCCGGAGGGATCGTTACCCCTGAAAGCTCAGGAGGAAGATTCCCATAACCTGTCGTGCGAGCAGCGCTTCCATCGGGCTGAACTTCCCATGTACCCTCGAAAGAATTAGGGGAATTGACGTCAACGGGTTTGGATATTGGGTTCCCGTTGGCATCCAGTACAACAGCACGGAGCTGAGTTTTAACGAGGCCAGAATCTTTGAGGTATCGGTCTACTAGCAACGAATTGCTGGTAACTTCTTTCTTTGACATCTTACGGGCGCCGGTAGTCTCCCCCGGCACAGCTCCTGTTTCGTCAACGGAAGAAGTGACTCCGCCAAGATCACGCATTGCCTGCACTGCCTCGGAAACTGAAGCGCGTACCTCTGGCGTAAGGCTCTCGCCTACCCCGGAAGCAGGATGAGAATAAAGGACGTTGCGGGGATCCTCTCCCCCATTACCGAGCACCTTCAAAATCAACGATTTTACCCGCTCGGACTCAATCTTGGTACGAGCCCATTGGCGTACATTTTCAAATGCCGGCCTTCCGTTGACAAAAGACTTTTCAAAGCCCTCGCCTAGCGTATCGGCGATGACTTCGCCTTTCATCTTTTCGACCACTTTTTTAGGATCGAGTAGATTAGGGTTCTGGTCATCTAATACGCCCATTTCTTTACCCAACTGGATAATCTCAGGGGCAGTCATTCCGTAGACGTACTTGTGAATGAACATCTGGTACAGATCAGCCTCGTTCAAAAGACCCCGAGTCTCCCTTAGCGTATTGCCGGCAGCGTCTTTAATTGTGCGCTTGAAAAGCATTTCCGGCACCCCAGACTTTTGTATCGCATTCCACACCTGCGGAATCTTTTGAGCTGCCTCTCCCGCTTCGTGATACATTGTCTCAATCACGCTGCGGGGGTTGTTCATCAAGTTATCAATGTTGACAACTAACGTAGGGCGCGACGGGTCAATACGCACACCTCCTTCCGGATCGGTGACGAAACCTCTCTGCTGAGCCGTTACCATTGCCCGCTGACGGGCTTCTGCCTCTTGCCCGCGAGCAGCCATCATCTGCAGGTCGGGAGAGTTTTTGTAAATGCTGTCGGCAATCTGTGCCGTGGTCAAAAACTTCATTGCAACGTTGTCTTGACCAGATTTCTGCATTCCGTTCAGGAATGAATTTAGCCGTGAAGCCGCGAGCTTAAATTGGCGACCAAACTCAGCCATTGTGTCGATATTTGTCGTCAAAGCTTGGTTTAGACGACCCTTGTGGAAGTCAACTACCTTTTGGCTTTCTTCTGCAGCCTTGGCACGCTTAGCACGTTCCTCAGGGGTCAAACTTGGGTCGTTGGCATCGGATTGCAGATCGGAAGTTTGCTGTTGGGTTCGGAAAACGTTTTTACGAAGCTTTGCAAGGTGCATCTGCCAGAGGCGGGATGCGCTGATGTTGTTGCGGGAATCCTGATCAAGCGTGTTATCAAATTCGTTGGTCTCCTTCGCTTCTTTAGCCGCACGTAATTTAATCTCTGCGGGATCCTCATGCAGACCGTGCCCAAGCAGCCCGGGAGTTAATGACAGCAGGGTACCAAACGCAACATACTGAGGCATATCTTCCGAAGGGGTGTCATTAAGCAGTCCCATTGCGTAGGCAAGCGTTCCCCCGTGCACACCTTTGAGCGCCAGAGGTACCGCATTTTTAGCGATGAAGTCTGCTCCATCACGGCCAAGAGCTTTTAGGAAAGTGTCACTTCCGAACAGGGCTTTAGTTGTCTTTGCCGCCTGCTCTGCCTTGCCGGCGGCTTTCATAAGGTCAGAAGGGAGAACTGCCTTGCCGCCGAATAGCTCGGCAGCTTGATCTAGGTCTCGAATTACGCCTGCACCCATCTGGATACCTTTCAGCCCAAGCCCCAATCCCAGCCCCTCAAAGGCTCCTTGGGCGCGATGTCCTTCTCCTCCGGTTGCCGCCCCTAGTCCGGTAGCAGCGAGCGGTAAAGTGGCATAGCCAATGGCTTTGTCCACGGCGTTTGCCAAGTTTCCAGCGGCACCGGCAACGGTTCCAACTCTTGGTATGTTTAGTAAAGGCTTTGGTACTTCCCCGGGCACCGAGGGCTTGGTTAAAACGGTGGTATAACCCGGCGTGGTCTCCATCTGTCCAACCAGCCCTCTTTCAGCTTCGGCAGCTTGCAAACGTTTAAGATTGGCTGCCGAAATAGCCTCGGGGTTACGGCCTACGTTGCTCAAGAATTTTTCACCGCGGGCAACCGTAGACCCCAGCATGCCAAGTCCTTTACCTAGCACCCCGAATTCACCTCCGGTCATAAGAACGGGAGCAAAACGGATCTCAGGGCTACCGTATTCAGTATAACCTTTGGTCACAAACTCAGGTGCAATTTTCTGCATCCGTTGCTTGAGTAAATTGGACGAATCCTTGAAAACTTCGGCGTTGGCTTGCTCTTCGGTAAGGTTTGGATCCTTTGCCATCTTTTCGGCAGCCGTCTCGGTGAGATGCACGCCATATAGAGCTTGAATCGCATCGGCTCCGGGCGACCATCCAGCTTCTTTCAGCTCCTGCGCTCCTTTTAGGATTTCTGCCCCAGTGCGAAGTGACGCGGTGGGAGCATAAATTTTCTTACGGGCCTGCTCACGTAGAATTTTGGTACGTACGAGATCGTTTTGGTAAGACTGCTCAGGAGTCTGCCAACCATGCTCTTCTTTCTTTTTATCAAGCCAATCCCATCCACCTTTGGAGGCTACTTGGTAAATGTCTTTGAATGCTTCTGGGATAGAAAGAAGCTCGTCGCCGGCAGAGATCAAATCGGTACCTGTGTTTGCCAGTCTCTGGCCGTACGGTACCGCAGCTTTCCTAAACTGACCGGGATTAGGTACCGGTAACCCTTTCTTTTTAGCTTCCTGAGCTGCAGCCGTCCACTTGTCGTAATCAATCTCAGCACCTGCGGTAGGGTCAAGGCTGTTTATGTCTCCAACTACTTTACCAACGGTTCCGGCAACTTCTTGCCCAAACTGGGCTAACCCTTTACCGAGCCCTTTGGCCTGTTCGACGAAGGATTGCCCCTGTGCGGATTTGCGATTGCGATATTCGTAATGGCTACGATGTAAATCAGAAGGCAACTCAACCTCAGGATGAGCTTCAATAAAGCTATGACGCTTTTCCTCGGGCAAGCTGCGTAAGAAAAATTCTTCTTGAGAATTTAATGGCAATGCTGGATCCCGGGAAGCTACTGAATTTTCGAGATACGCATATTCATTTTCACCGCTTTTGTCTTTGGGGGCTAATTGCGAAAGAAAGTTATCCGTATCGTTCAGCAATGAATTTTTTTGATTAGGCGCCAAAGGTTCCAAACCTTCCTGCGCTTTCTTCAATAATTCGGGGTGTGGGGACGGAGCCCCCGTTAACTCTGCACTCAGCTCGGAAGGGGTAGCTGAAGGATAGCCACCTGTAATTTGTCGGGTCTCAAAAAAATCTTTTGTAGCGTCGTCTTGCTTTGGTGCTGCGGGGGCTGGGGTAGCCTCCGGGGCAGAATCAGGCTGGGAAGTAGCTTCCGCGGTTTGCGTAGCCTCTTCTGTTTTCTTTGGTGACAAGAGATCTAAAAACTTGTCGGTATCCGTCACCACAGAGGGCGTTGACATATTGAGTTATTGTTTGTTCTTTTTAGCAGCGGATCCAAACCATCCTTGTGGAATGTCTTCCATATCATCCAAGTTTATGATTGAAGACTTGGATTTGTCGATTTTTTTACGTAGCTCAAGGGCTGCAGATCCATACTGGCTAAGCTGGGCTTCGATTTGATCCGCGGTTTGTTTGTCGCCTTTGTTTTTAGCCTCTTGGTATTGGGCTTTTAGCTTGGGGATTTCGGTTTTGTACCAATCAACCGTATTCTCCCCTTCCTCGCGGGATATTGGCAAAATGAAATTTGTTGGGAGTGTCGAGACCCCTTGATCTTCTAACACGGAACGATGTCCAGCCACCGCTTGATTAGCAAATTTTGCCTGCTTGACAAAATCTTCCTGCATGACGTTACGCATCTGCTCCATCTGATCCTTTGAAAGGACATCGCCCCCACCAAACTTGGTGTTAAACAGGGTTTCCCATTTTTCTTTGAGGGTGCGGGCTTGCAAGGCAAGATCTGCCTGAGCCTGAGTAACACGCCCTCCGGCTTCGGCGCGAGCAAACATGTCTAGCAGACCAATTTGGCTTATTCCCGCGCCCGGGGACCCCGGAGTAACCTTGTCGTAATCCGCCATGAAACGGGCAAAACTTTGCTGCATGCCGTTGGGGCCTAAGAAAAGTTTTATCTGCGGAGTGGCATAAAATTGACTGCGCTCGTTATTCAAAACGTTTTGCTGTCGAATACCCATCTGCTCTTTTCGTAGACCTTCGGTAGTTTTACGGTACGCTTCAGTAGCGGCAAGACGAGGATCAACCTGTTTACGTTTGGCGACGTACCCGATAGTTGGTTTTCCAGTAGTTGGGTCAATTCCGTCAACTTTCTCAACGTCTCCTTGCTGCCAACCCGGAATATCTCTTGTAGCTTCCCGCCAAGCTTCTTCTTCGGTCTTGAAAGCGTGTTTAAGTGGGTGGCTTGGGGCAGCTTCTGCTACAGGGGAGGTGGAGGCGAGGGCTGCGTCAAGTTTTGCCCCTCGAGTAGGGGTCAGGGAAGCGGTAATTTTGTCAAAGCTCAAATTACCAAGGGCATTCTTGGCAGCGTTAGGGTTAGAAAAATCTATAGGTGCTTTCAAGTCCGCCATAGGGGGTAGACTTGACGTTGACGCAGAAAGATCGCTGGCCGGGATCTGAGCCATCATTTGTGGCAACTCTTCCGGTTTCAGCGAAGGGGTTGTTGGAAACGCTGGGACAGGAGCCGTCAAACTACCGAGGGGAGAATTGTCTAACTCAATACCGTTCGTGTCGGGACTCAAAAGTGGATCCTCCCCGGGCAACGGAGTCTGATCGCTAGACTCCCCCGTAGATAAACTTTGTAAATAGCTTTTCTGAGAATCATTTAACCCTTCAGTAGAGGAACCAAAATCAACCGTCCTATATTTTAAGGGGAGTGAGGATGCCCTATCCAAAAGTCCTTTTTTGTAATCTTTTTCATTCTTGATTCTTTCCGCTTCAAGTCCCAACTTTGCCTGTTCCATGCCAAGAGTTTGCAGCTTAGCAGATTTATTTGCCGCAAGCTCTTGCTGTTTGAGCTGCAGCTCTTGCTGTCGATATTCAGCATCAGCCTTTGCCTTCTTTTCCGCCTGCGTATTCTGGTAAGCGGCAGTAATACCCTTGCCGATAGCTCCCAGACCCAAAGCAATGCCTTCAGACGCCGCAGTGCTAGGGGTCTGGATCTTGGCCGGCTGCATCGCCACCCCGGGGGCGCTGATGTTCAGCGGCGCAAGATTAGTAAGCGCAGGCGTTACAATCGGCGCCTGCGGGATTGCTATGTTAAAGCCAGAAGTGTCAAAGGCCATCTACTTTCGGGGTTTAGTAGCCTCCGAAAGTGATTCCCTGCGTCGAAGGCATGTACTGATTGGTACCGGATCCCGTCTTGTTGAGAGCTGCGGCTGCCGTGGTAGCGGCTGGGTTCATCGTAGACCCGCCACCGCCTGCGGTATTGGCACCCGTGCCGGGGAGGGTTCCCTGAGCGGCACCGAGATTGGAAACGGCCTGCTGCTTGGCATTTGCAAGGTTGAAACCACCAGCTGCGGTATTCCCGCCGGAGGTAGCGGCCTGAGAGGCTGCTTGGGCGGCTGCGAGATCCTTAGCAGCTTGTACCTGTGACTGCTGGGCGAGAGATTGCTGAGCGGCGGTATTTCCGGCAGTGGATTGCTGTTGGGCAGTGTTTGCCTGAGCCTGAGCGGCTGCGTCGCGCTGAGCTTGGAGAGCGGCGGCTTGAGCAGCGGCCTGTTGAGCCTGCATCTGCTGCTGCATCTCCATCATCCGTTGATTCTGTTGTTGAATGGCGTAACTATTGTCACCGCCTCCTCCGTGTCCTCCCATAATCGTAGTTGGTTAGTGGTTTGTGTTGGTTAAAGTTGAGCTGTCTTTTAGGTCAAAATCTTTTGTTTTGCAACCTCAAAGAGCGAAGCCCCCACCAAGGGGTAATCTTGCCGAAGATAGCAACCCGCCCCCGAGCGACCCTAGACCTTGGTAGAGTGCCGCATTTTGCTGAGCTTGAGAAGCTTGGTTGGCCTGCTGTGCAGCGAGCTGATTTGCCTGAATCGTGTTAATATCTTGCCCCATGTTGTTGTAGAGGCTGTTTGCCCCCTGTTCAACGCTCTGCTGAAGTTGTCCAGTTTGACCAAGAATACCCTGCAGGAAGGCATTTCCTTGTGCCGCGGCCTGAGCGCCGGCCTGCATAGGTGCCGAGGCGGCCATTCCCGGGTTAAGTCCCGTCTGAGGTAGGTTTTGGTAGGGCTGGCCGAGTTGAGCAAGCGACTGCTGGAGCTGGATGCCGGCCAACGTATTCTTGTCAAATAAGGCACTCCCGTAAATTGTGCTGCTGGGGTTGAGACCCGTTCCGTACATACCGGGAAGCGTACGCTGAGCAAATTCCTGCTGAGAAGCCTTTTTGAGGGTTTCTGGATCTGTGATATTGGCCGTCATCTGCTCGGTATTCTGACGAATCTTTGCCCCGAGCGGGTCTACAGCCTGCTGCAGAGCCTGAGAGTTTACCGCGTTGAGATAGGCGGTATCCTTTGCTGTGTTGTAGGCTCCGGCCTGCCCCCAGATGTCAGGGGTGTAGGTGTAGGGGGTTATGTTGGCCGCATTCTTCAGCATCTCTGCGCGAGCCTGCTCGGCATTGCTGATTGCCTGCTCTTGACCCTGAAGTGCCATCATTGATGGCAAAGGGTTAGGTGTTTGAACTTGTGGTGCTGATCCGCCCATAGAATTACGCCAACGTATACAGCTCTCTGTAATGTCTTGCAAGACCTAGTTTTTGCATAATTTTTTCCGGGAAATTCTGCCGGTGTGGATTTGACTCGAGCGGCACGCCGATATACCCGGGTTTTCCGGATAGCTGGCAGTGGGCACGCCAGTCGTTCATCACCTGCAAAACATCCTGCGGTCTTGTGAGCGCGGGGTGAAAGGCTGGGTAGATTGTGGGCACAAAGACATGATCCGAATACCCAAAGCAGGTATCGTCCCGATAGTGAGCATATACGTTGATACTCGGGTGTGCGTGGATTTTGTGGTCAAACGACTCCGCAAACGTCTGGAGCTGCTGGAACTCTTGGGTGTTTGGGGTGACGTATCTGTAGGTTATGGTTGGTTTCATAAATTATCCTTCGTATACAAAGCTAATAATGTCCAGCTGCATAAATTGCCCACCGTAAGGTTGCTGCACTTGTATTGGGCGTAAAGTATCGTCATCGGTAGCTACCAAGGAGTATTGGTTTCCTTGCTCTGCTTGGTCGTAAGAATTTGCGTATAAAGTATACGTAGTGTTGGTCGGTATCGGAAGCGTAATATGATAATCAAAGGCGAACATTAAACCGTCCGTATCGTAATTTAAAAGATACACGTCACTGCCGACTTGTAATTGATAGGTGTTGTAAGGACCTGTGTACCCCGAAGGATTTTTCCGTACATAGGGACTACCGGAAACAGGAGTTCCGGGATCTGTGTAATCTGCACAAGGTTCGGCAACACCGCGTACCCTAAAGGTAACATTAAAAATTCCCGATTTAGAAGATATAATTGTGCCCGAATCTTGATAAGTTGAATCGCACGGACAAATGTAGTTAAACGGATTATCGAAACAAGGAAACTTGAACAAAAGATTGTTTCCGGAAAAATAAAAAGGAGGGGTTACGGTTATTTTAACATCGGTACTTCCAAGCTTTTTTTGACTAGAATTTGCGATAATTTCATTACGGACAATTGAATCCCCGCACACCACACAAGGCAAACACCCAGTAACCGGGCTTTTAAGCGGAACGGAGGAATACAACGGAACAATCTGATCATTACCGTACGGAGAAGAATACTCGTTTGGGTAATATGGAACCGAAGTAGAAGCCGTGGCTATGGATGGCATATTTTAGAAAATTATTTTAAAAGTACAGCTTGAATCCAAGCCCCTGTGGGGTTTGAGCAAAAGGAATTTGGGCGGTAATACCTATGCGTGTCATCAATTACGTTAGGTAAAGTAATGGGGTTTACAAATTGATCTAAAGTTGTGACTTTTCCAATCGGGTAACGATTAGGGGCAGCGTAACCCCCTGTAGATTCCACGATAATGCCGATGTTGGGGCCTGTTGCGATTGCTTTATAGTGCCCATCAACCGGCCACGGAGGTGAAGTATGGGGAGTACCACTTACAAGGATGGGAACAATTGAATAATCTATTATCCCAGAGCTAAACAAACAACTATCCCAATCAAATACCACGACGGTAGAGTATTTATTTGCTGGGTTAACAAAACCGCTAAAATATGGGTATCCCGGAAGAGTGCCGGGGGTAATAGTTACTCCGTTTATGTCACGCCTGTTTTGTGTGGCGTTGGAAATACTTTCAGTACGGACAATTGAATCCCCGCACACAATACAATCGAGGCATCCTTCAACCGGGCTTTTCAAGGGCATTGAAGAATATAGCGGTACAATTCCGTCGTTTCCGTAAGGGCTTACAAATTTGTTGGGATAGTTTTTTACCGCAACACTAGCGTCAGCTATTGTAGGCATAGCTTAACAGGGATTAGTTTGGCGGTACTTTGTTACGGCAGCGGAAGCGGCTTGGCTGGCTAAAGTAGCTGCCTGCTCTTGGGCGTTAGCAAAAGAAACAAAGGATTGGGCAGAAGCTGTTGCGGTTGCCGATACATCAAAAACGCTACTCCCAGCTCCACAAGAGTTAGTAACTGTCCGTGTTTCGGTAGCGTACCAAGATTGTTGATTATAGTCAGGCTGCTCGTATGGGCTCGGTAGCAAGTCAACAGAATCGCTGCTGCCATCCTCAGCAATAACACAGGATACCGTTTCATTAGCCTCTGGCTTACCCGTTGACTTTTCTTGATACGGATCCATGAAGCAACGCACAGCTTCAATACCTAATTCTCCGCACCACTCAATTAAAAAACCAAACGCTTTGTCGATGTCGGGAGAATAAGTTGATTCGCACGAGAAAACGTTAGATTTGCGTTGAATTTCTTCCGTGATCAATCGACGGTATTGGGTACGAAGGATTCCGTAATTTGAAATCTGCCCCGAGAGTGGGGTGTTTTCATATTGATAGGCATCAGTAACCGCAAGCAGTCGGGTGTTTAGGATCTGTTGGTATGCCCCTTTGCTTCCTTTGTAGGAAACCCGGACGTCGCAAGTTCCGCCAAGCTGTGTGCATTCCACTTCGGCATACTTTAGCTGTTTGACGTCCATTCCATCGCCCAAAAGACCGGTTTCCGCTTGGCAATAAATTCTGCTATACTTTGTAGTTGTAGTGTCATCGGGGTTGATCTGCAGATAGCTGTCAACGCGGTCGGGCAAGAAAGATTCCCACAGATGGTTGAAGGATCCGTCGTTGGTAGAGACATAATCAACCGACAGGTGGAAAAGTCGGGGCTGTTTATCAACGATACCACTAATCCACTCAATTGGCCTCGTTCCAGTCCAGACACCAGACCAAGCGGGTACCTGTTGCTGGCTCAGCTCGCTGGCGGGGGCATAATCAAGCACCATTGTGACGCTAGGGATCGGTTCGAGATAGGGAACGGATACCAAAAGATAGTTTTCAAAAGCAGCGGAGCAGATTCCGGTCAAGTTACTCGGGGTAAACCGCTTGACCTTTGCCATTTCGACGTCCTTGTACAGAACCTGCGAAGACAGGTAAGAAGAAGCCGCAACGTTGGCGTTTACAAGACCGCCCTGCGAATACCACCACAGAAGTCCGGCTTGGAAAGTGATTGATTTGCCGGCAACGCAGCCAACCGTTGGGAAAAGAGTATTTTGGAAATTGGAAGTAGTAACCCATTGAGCTCTATCAAAAACCCCACTAGCAAGAGAGTAAGTAGCCCTATCTGAAAACACTACAAGTCGTGTGTCGTTATTCTGCCCAACATAATCTACCATGCCCGTTACCGGACGAGGGAAAGTAAAGTCTCCGCGGCCTGACCCAGACTTTCTTTCAGCCCACCCAAGGGGGTTTCCAAGGTCAGAAGCGTACACAATGTTTCCGCTTGATACCCAAAGTCGATTTCCGGAGAAGGACATCCAATATCCAATCGGCATATCGGGAGATTGACCGCCGAGTTTATCGCTTCCGTCCCAATACCCCGGTTTGCTAACCCCATCCTGAACAACCAAAAGACGATTTGCTGGGGTCACCGTAACATTTCCCCCGGCGCTAAGTGAAGCTGTTTGGGTAGCAATCGTAAACACAACCTCTGTTGCGTTTGGATCTAGCTGTATGTCGGAGAGCTTATAGTTTTCCCAATCGGCTGGCTGGGTAAGTGGAAACGGGGCAAAATAAACAGATCCGCCTACCGCAAACACAACATAAGGCAACTCGCTGGCGAAAGAGGGCGTCCCGTCATAGTTGTAGATCGTAGCTTGGTTTGCTGAGGTACCCCCAGAGGTTACCGTCGTAGAGGAAGCTTTGTATTGACGGTTGGCAGAGAAGAAAATGCCGCCCTGCAAGTTGCCGGGAGGTAAAGACAATTTCATTCCTTGGCCGGGGCGAGTCTGTACGATACCCCCGCGGATGGCGACATTAACACCCCACTTGAGTTGATCAGCAGGAAGATTCCAAGGGTTTCGTACCGAGTTTATCCCGTGTAGCCAACCCGCTGTAATTTTTTCTTGCCGTCCCGCAGTTATGTTGGGGGATTTCATTAGTAATAATCGTACCCACCCCACCCAGACTCAATGACGGGGTCAGATTTGTCTCCATATACCAGATTATTTACCTGAATAGGCTCGATTGCGTGCCCATCCATGCTGGTCTGCTGGTTACGCAGGTAGCCAAACGCTAACTGCCAGTATTTCATGGCCTGCTCGCTAAAATCTTTGTCTTCAAGATCAATAGCATGTACCGCGGCCAAGATAGCCCGCTCCTGTTCGACTGGGATGTAGTCGTAAATGCTAGTAATGGTCGGGTATTTGACACGGTAGATGATTCTAGCCCAAGCGCACTTCTGACCGACGCGGATGCGGCGATACATTGGGTTGGTTTCGCTTGGGTGATATTGACCGATCAACGCCATGTCGTTGCTGCGACCATAATCATACGCGTAGAGGCTGACATACCCTTGGGTGACTGGCTTATCCACGTGATAAACAGCCTTTACAAAGGTGGGATCCTCAACCGCATCGAGTATAAATGTACTTGTGCTGGTATTTCCTACCGTTGTGAAGGTAATTAACCCCGTGTTATTTGGCACGTGGTTTACGATATTGTTTGCGTGAGCCAACGTGTCAAACAATTGGATTGTTTTAGGGTCAATCAGTCTTACGTAATAAGTCGTACCGGCGGTCAAGTTTGGGTCAAGAATATCTCCGGTAACGGGACGAGGTACGACAGCGGTTCCTGTTGAGAAAAACGCATTTGCCAAAGTAATGGTGTTTGGGGATACTGGAGTAACTTGACGAATTACTTCCAAAGATAGCTGTCCTACCCCTAAGCTAGTGAATGCCTGCAAGGTAGTCCCCGTGGAATCATACACCTGAACATACGACCCGTTGATTTGAATTGTGTAATTTGTAGAAGCCGTGAGCGGATCCGGTAATGTCCCTGTGGTAGCAAATTGAACCGTCTCACCGTTTTGCAGATATTGCAGAGAGCTCAAAGAAACCAAATTGTTGTAGCTTACCGCATAAACGGTTTGTTTAATTGCATAATAGGACTGTCCTGTACCAAGTTGGCTGACAGTAACCAAAGTCGTTAGACCTGCGTCCGAATAAATTTGAGCGGTCGTGCTGGTAAGAGGCTTGATGTAAAACTGAGTAATACCATTGTCAATCGTGGGGGAAGTAATAGGCAGCAAATAATCAGTGCCAAAATAAATCCCATCCCCGCTGGCGACTCCGGAAAAGTCTCCCGACCACGTATTGGTAAACCCAATATAAAAGCTACGGCTAATAGTTAGATAAAGCTGCCCGCTGCCAACACTGGTTAAGGTGAGAGGGCTATAGTCATCGTTGACCAAGGTAAAGGTATTGGTGGAGCTGGGAGCTTCTGCCCTATAAGTAACCCCATCCTGAAGAGGGGCGGGAAGGGTTCCTGTCGTAGAAAAAGAAACAAGAATACCTGTTGAAGGGGTAACCGTCACTACGGGGGCAACGTTGTATCCGGTGCCTTCGGAAACAATCGTAACCGAGCTGACTACGCCATTCGCAATCGTGCAATATGCGGCTGCATTCGCTCCGCCTCCACCAGCAAAGTTAACGGTCGGTGCCAAAGTATATCCCGAACCTCCGTTAGTGATATAAATTGCCGTAACGACTCCCCCAGAAACTGAAGCGGTTGCCGAAGCTCCTGTCCCACCTCCTCCATTTGTGAAAGAAATTGTGGGAGCGGTTGTATACCCAGTGCCACCGTTAGAAACGGTGATGTGGTTTATCGCTCCGTCAGAGATTCCCGTAGTGGCCACGGGAACCGTTTGGCCCGGGGAAACTGTCGGGAAAGAAATTGAGGGAGGTACCGTATATCCGCTTCCCCCGTTTACGATGTTGTACTGAGTTACAAAAGAATAGGTAACGCTAGCAGTGGCCGCAGCGTTAGAACCCCCGCCACCAGAGAAAACTACGGTTGGCGTAGAGGTGTAACCTTGTCCGGGCTGGTCAAGAACTACAGCAATAACGGTCTGATATTGAGAAGTACCGGAAACGGTTCCTACAATTGCGTGTGCTGTTGCTCCATATCCCCCGCCACCGGTAATCGTAACGGTGGGGGCTGAGGTATACCCACTGCCTACATTGGAAATTGTTAAAGACGTAACTGGGCCTGAGACAACGGCATTTATTGTAGCCCCCGAACCGGTAGCGGTAGGCAATGAAAACCCGGGAGCGGTAATCTGGCTAGTTTTACCAGTCTGTGCTGTTGCTGGGATTAACTTGTTGAGGGTATTCTGTCCAGACCCCGAAGTGGTTAGTATGATTGGATTATTGCCACTGGTTGCATCGGCGGCTGAGGTATGCAGAACGATGGTCAACGAGTCTAATACCTGTACGTAATAATTTTGGGAAATTACCAAAGGCTGGGGAAGGGTCCCTCCGTTTGTGTAAGCCTGAACTACATCACCGGTTGCAAAAAGATGAGGTAGATTAAATTTAATCTTCGTAATCGGGGCAATCGTCTTACGCAGCTGTATGTTAAATGCAGACGTACTACCTGTTAAATAAATTGGGTTGGTTTGACTTTGAGCGTCTGCAATTGTTGAGAAAATTTGCAGATGTGTTGAGTCAAGAACGTTTGCAAAGTACGTAACCCCAGCGACTAAAGGCGAGGGAAGGGTGCTCCCTGAGAAAACAACTTCATTACCAGAGCTAAGCGTGATTGTAGGCGCCGAAGATAATTGAACCGCGGTTACCAAACTAGCGTTTCGCTGGTCGGTAAGGGTCAGTGTCCCTGCGCCGGCAATGCTGGTCAAGTTGATGGGGTATTCTCCGCTCTGAGCGTACAGGGGATCCTTGTATAGCTGGATGGTGGTAGGGTTAACGACGCCAACGTAGTATTGATCAGAAACGGTAAGCCCTGTTGGCACAGTGCCAGTAGCCGAACTCAGGATCATTGCCTGACCAGATTCTAATTGATGTGGGGTAGAAGAAGAAAACTCGTTAAACGGAGTAATTGCTGCGTCCCGGGTTACGATTGTGTTCCCATCCGGAACAATTGTTCCGAGCTGGAAATCAGACTGGCTATGTACCTGAACAAGCAGACCGTCAACACCGGTTCCATCAGGAAGCTGTGTGCGAAGTTCTCGATTGTTGGTATCCGTACCCACCAAACGAAGCGTCTTTCCTACGTCAGCGTCAGATTCTGCAACCGCAATAACCTGAGCGGGCTGGCGGATGTCCATCTGGGTGGCAACAAACCCGCGGTCGTCCCAGCACCATCCAACGGTGTTGTACATGCCACCCTTGTTGACGTTGTATTGGAACAAACGTCCCCGGAAATACAATGGGGACCCGTCAATGTTGACGGCAAGAGGAACTTCGATTCCCCGAGGCAGAGTTATTGTGCAGCCATCCCAGCCGGTACAAACATCGACTTCGGCTTGGGTATGAAACCAGTGACCAGACTCCATAAGAGCCTGTACTGCTTGCGTAAGCTTACGAAAAACCTTGCTCTGGTCAGTCGTCCCAAGGATTTCAGAAGCCTCGTCAAATATCTGCGAGACGAACATGAGGTGTTTTTACCTCTTATTTCCTTCCTCGGCAATACCTTTTAGGAAATCATCGTCGCTAGGTCCCTCGGGAGCGGCAGGGGCTTGTTCGGGAGCTGCGGCAGGTGCAGGAGCTTCCCCGCCTTTAGCCTGAGCTTCGACACCTTGCTTGAGTTGGTCAAGACCTTGGGCGAGCTGAGTCACGAGCTGATGAATTGCGTCAAAGGCAGCCTTGGGCATGTTGACCATGACAGAACCGTCTTGGTCACCAGCAGGAGCGGCGGGGGCGTCACCTCCGGCCATGTCAGGGGACATTGCGGGGCTGTTGTTAGTTGGGGTGGTTGCAGCCTGCTCGGAAGGAGGCATGGTAGGGTCGTTTGCCATAAAATTATGCTTTGTCTTCTGGGGTTTCGGATTCTGCGGCGAGAAGTCCCTTCTCGATTGAGTCTTCTGGGTTTTCCTTAGCCACGTCGCGAGTCATTTTCTCCTCGCTCTGTGCTTCAGTGATGGGTTTGATTCCGTGGATCTGAATGCCGACCTTGTGGCGGGTCTCATTTTTTCCATGACGAGTCTCGTGATGGGTGCTCTCGGAAACTTTCTTGAAGTGAATGTGAGCCGTACCGTGCTTGGCAAGATGCTTGATGAGATGCTTGGCGTGCTCTCCCTCAAAGTGAAGCTCAGGATAATAAACCTTGGGGGTCTCGTGATTTTTGTTAGCGGCGGAAGCAGCGTCAACGGCGTGCATTCCGTGCATGTGGTTCATGTCTTCACCGAGGTGCGTAAAACCCTCTGGCACGTCTTGATTTTCGGTTTCGTATCCCATAAGTGGCGGTATTTGTAGTTGGTTTTTAGAAAATTACAATACTAAAAGGTTCCGCGGTTGCAGCGGATCCGCTGAACGTTCTAACCGTAATGGTGTTCGTCGTAGGAACCCCGGTAGCAGCATATCCGCTAGTCGTAGGAGCCTGTGGGGTAACCAGTACCACGTTGGATGCTGAAACTCCAGTGCAGGTCAGTGTAAAAACACCACTGGTAGGAGATCCGCCAGTGATAGTGAGACCGACGTTGTTGGATACAACGCCTGCGGCGGAAACGTTGGCAAAGGATTTTGGCAAAAGTCCGGCCAGTGTAGAGGAAGCTTGGGCTGCAGAAGCAGTCGCTGCATTACCCGAGCAAGCTGCTGCAGTCGTGGCAGTCGCTGCATTACCCGAGCAAGCTGCTGCAGTCGTGGCAGTCGCTGCATTACCCGAGCAAGCTGCTGCAGTCGTGGCGGAAGAAGCATTGCCAGAAAGCGCAGCTGTAATGGTTCCGGCTGAGAAATTGCCCGATGCGTCTCTCAGCACAATCGTGGAAGCCGTGTTAGCCGTTGCGGGAGCTCCGGCAAGGGCGTCATTTGAAACCGATCCGGTGGGTAGGGTAACCGTTCCGGTAGCCGTAAGGTTTGTGCCCGAAAGATCGCCTGTAGTCGTGATATTTCCGCTGGCGTCAATAGTTCCGTTTGGAAACGTAGTGATCCCCGTAAGGGTAGGGGCAGTTAAAGTTTTATTTGTCAGGGTCTGTGTACCTGTCAAAGTTACAAAAGTAGGAATCTGGGTTCCCTCAAGATAATTAAAAGCACGGATTAAATAGCAAAGAAGACCTTCACCCGTGTTTCTGGGTAACCCTGTAATCTGTGCAGTGTTGTTAGGGTCGCAGGCGATATTCCAAACAATGCGGCCATTGACAACAGTCTTAGTAATAAAACCGGTCTGGGTCGAGGGGTTGTAAAACGCCCCGTAGAGAGCGGTCGTCAGGTTGTCAATCAGCGAAGGAACAGACTCGTGGGATACCTGAGGGTACGGAACATCAGGGCAGCAAGCGCCATAGTAAGCATTTCCATCAGAATAAGAATTATTGCATCCGCAAGACATAGGCAGTAAAAGTTTGGGCTAAGGTGCTTTGTTTGTCAGCCGTTGTAAAGCAATTTCTACAGCAGCTTCCCGTCAAGGATTCGTTTGTTGTGTACGTGAAAGCTTCCATCCCCCGAAAACTCAACCGCGGCTCCTCCGTGCGACCATTTATTCAGTCGGGCGTATGCCGGGTGAAGCTCGCAGAGGCACCCAAGTGACCAGCAGGTGATCATCTCCCCTGAAAGCGTGCTTTCGGTGTGCTCTGATACTTGGTGATGGTGATTGACCAGCGCTGTTTCCTTGGTGCGAAGGAACAAACCGCGGGCAGCATTGACCGGACCAAGCACAGGCGTCGGATATTCATGTCCGTGGATGACCGACAGACCGGATTTACCACCCAGCTTGATGATCCGTTTGTCCTTCACAAGCTCGATACCAAAATTAGCAAGCTTGAAAATGCTTTCGTACCCGAGCTCGTCTAAGTCCAGTAACTCTGGGGCTTTCAAAGACAAGTAGATGTCTTGGCGTTCCTCGTGGTTCCCCAATTTCCAAACAATACGGGCTTTTGGGAACAGCTTCCGAAGAACCGTGAAGAACTCAAGCGTAGCGTTGCGCTCGCCGGCTAGGCTACGGGCTTTGGGGTCACGAACAAACCGGGACAGGCTATGGTAATCAACAAGATCTCCATTGATGAGGATCAGGTCAGGGTTCCGCTTTTTGAGCCACTGGAAATAAGCCGTGCATCCGGCAATGCTGTGATAAGGAATGTGTACATCCCCAAAAATTCCAGCCGTGCCGGATCCTTCAATAATAAACGGCTCCCAGACGGACTCATCACTTTCCGGAAGGCCAAGCGGATTGTTTGGCTTTTGGTGCTCACGAGGAATAGTAGCCAGCTTTGCTTTTGCTTTTCCGTTGGCTCCGCGAACAGTCCGAACGGTTCCGCGAGCGGACTCAAGCGTCAAAAACCTTTCGGGATAATCGGAAAACAGACGCCTCGCAAGCGTGAGTGAGGGGCTGTCGGGGAATCTACGGATGAGGTCTTCTGCCAGTTGTTTTAGGTTTTTCATTGTTTTATGTGTTGAGGTTGATACCGAAGAATCGCGCTTCATCTACAATACGATTAGTCCACCCGTCAAGATATATTTTTGAGGCAGGTCGTTTTTCCACAATTTTTTTGAATACGTTGATCTCGTCTTCCATGAATTGTTTTGCCCCGACGGTACGGTGCAAGATCAAATTTGCCTGAGATCTTCCGCTCATCGTAGCGCAATTAAAATAACACTCGCCTACTTGCTTTGGCATGTTTTCAATCCCGTCGATTTGCCAATGACGCCAATAGATGCTGACTGCTTGGGACTTCGAGAGCTGGTCAATCATGGCGTCGGTCATATTCCACGGGGATTCTCGATGCTCTCCGAGATCAATTCCGTAACGAGTCGTACTCCCCGGGTCATTCGGATCACGTTCGGTCACAACATATCGGTCGTCTCCCCAGTGACCTTTTTTATAGGCCGTCTCGTGGTTCAGGATGAACGGTATGAAAGCGTTAAAACGTGGAGTCACGTAAAAAATCTTTTGGGCTCCTGCCGTGTGAAATATCGACGCTATTGATTGGTTGATTGCTTTCGATTGTCTCGTGGTGGCTTTCGTCCACGTCTATGTGCTGCAGGGCAGATACAGCTTTCCAGTCAAACGCAGCTTGACCCGTGATGAGCGTCATGGCCAGCGCCATAAATGCCATCACCGCGGTGTTGGCTACCTCCACAATCTCTTTGGAAGCCTCTGCGTGGCCGTGGATCAAGAAAACCGTGGACGCATATACCACGATGACCCCCAGCCCTGCCAAACCTGCGTACAGGGCTTTTTTGCTTTTGGAAGCTGGCTGATCCAGCTTTTTTTCAATCAGAGAGCGAAGCGCCATGCGGTTTTGAATCCAACATACCCCACAACGCATAGGATAGAGACAATAGCAATACCTCTCCAGAACCAAAGTTCCTTTAGTGCTTTCTCTTGTTTGTCGTGCCAATAAACAACATCATTCTGTGCCTTGGCTAAATCTTTTGCCTGCTGGTCAACCTGCACTTCATAGGCAGTAATTGCAGATTCTAAATTGCTGATCGCTTTCTGACCTTCCGGTTTTATCAAAGGTTTTAACTTCTCCACGGAAGTCCTAACCGCAACAACAGAAGGTGCCGCATAGGTTTGTTTTTCTTGGTGAGCGCATCCCACAAAAAACAACATTGCAATTCCTGCAATGATTTGTAGAGATTTCATTTATTCCTATTCTTGTGATCTGCCCAGATGTCGTAGATCAACTTGGAAAACGAGGCAAGCCCCACAAGGATACCGATAATAAGGGAGGCCACACGAAG